GGGAATCTCCGCTAATCGCCCTTAAACCCGACCGGACCCCCTGCGGATTATACCGCGAGCCGAAAAAATCCCCCACCGACCAGAAACAACCGACAGCGTACCCGAACTGACCGAAACGCCGTATATTGTGCCGCCATGCTGCCGCCCTGGGTCATCGTCGAAACCAAAACCTCGGCCGAGGAAGTCGCCGAGCGGCAATTACTGCAAGCGGGGTATCGCGCCTACTTGCCGCGGTATCGCCGGCTGTTATTGCCTCACGGTCGGCATAGACGCCCGATTATCATAATGCGGCCGTTATTTGCCCGGCTGGTCTTCTGCCAGGATTGGCGCGGCTGGCCCGCGGACGTCTCGATTACAGGCGCAATTGGATTAATGAAGTCGCGTCCCGGTATCGCGAAGCTAGCGGATACGGATATTGAACTAATCCAGCAACGCGAACGATCCGGCGAGTTCGACATGGCGGTGCCGCGCGGCAGCGGCGCCCGGCAGGACATAAAGGTTGGTGATGAAGTCGAAATCGAAGGGCAAAAAATTATGGGGGTTCTGGCCGAGCTTACTCCAGGCGGGAAGGCAATAATTTGGTCAGTGATTTTCGATCGGATTGTTCGGGTGGAGGTTCCTAACGCGAATACGCTCAACAAAGTCTACGGACATATGTAGCGGTTACGTTGACAGCCTTGTTCTATATACGGTACAGCGCTTCGCAGGACGGGAACTCGGTAGCGTAAAGACCGGGTGTGCCGTCAGCAGGGCATGAGGAATGCCTAATTTTCTCCAATCTCCGGCCTGGCGTGCTGTCCGCGGTTTAGCCCTAAAACGTGATGGATTCCGCTGCGTTAACTGCGGGGTGAGTGTACGCGGCCGGGGCGAGGCGCGGGTCGACCACATCCAGCCGCGCAGCACGCATCCGCATCTTAAGTTGACCCTGGCCAACCTGCGGACCCTATGCGGGCGTTGTGACAACCAGGCGCATCGCGAAAAAAAGCGTGTCGTCAAAACCGGCCAGCGGGAAGAGCGGTTTGTGATCCGCGGCTGGCGCCCCGACGGCACGCCGATCGATCCCAACCACCACTGGAACCGTAAATGAGGACCAGAGGACGCAACTCGGCCGCCGCCAAGGCCGCGCCGGTATTAATTAACGGCGGGCTCGGTCAGCGGCCCGAGCCCCCGGCGGAATTTAATGAATGCCAAGCTGAAATCTGGCGCGAAATTGTCGCGTCTGAGGACCCCAATTTCTTCGCCACGGCGGTGTTGCGCAGCCTCTTGGCGGATTTCTGCCGGCATCGCGAGGCGATCGCCAAAGTCAATGAGATGGTCGACGGGTTCGACCACGAGTGGCTGCGGCAGAACGATGGATTGGCCCGGTATAAAACTCTCCTGATCATCCGAGAGGCCGAAACCCGCGCCTCGATCTCGCTGGCGACAAAACTGCGCCTCACTAATCAATCGCGGCTGACCCCTGATAACGCCGGCAGCGCCGCCCGCAAAGCCTCGCAAAAATTGAAGCCGTGGGAAATGTAGCCAAACATGTGAGCCGCGGGGCTCACAATATTTGGTGGATCGAGCACCTCTGCTTTGTCCCCGAGGGCCAGTTCGCCGGTCGACCGATTAAGCTGAAGGACTGGCAACAGCACGAACTGCTGCGGATCTACGACAATCCGGCCGGGACGCGTCGGGCCCTCCTCAGCTTCGGGCGCAAGAACGGCAAAACCGCACTCGCCGCCTGCATCATGCTGCTGCATTTGTGCGGCCCCGAGGCGCGGTACAATTCGCAGATTTACTCGACCGCGCAGTCGCGGCAGCAGGCAGGGATCCTGTTCGACCTGGCCGCCAAGATCGTCCGTATGTCGCCGGAGTTGTACGAAGCGATCGCGATCCATGAAACCAAAAAGGAGCTGGTCTGCCCGGAGATGGGCACCGTCTACCGAGCACTCTCGGCCGAAGCTAAGACGGCGTTCGGGCTGTCGCCCGTCCTGGTGGTGCACGACGAATTAGGTCAGGTTCGTGGACCCAGGTCGCAACTCTATGAAGCCATGGAAACCGCCACCGCGGCGCAAGCTAATCCCCTGACCATCATTATTTCGACACAGGCGCCACGCGACAACGACCTGCTCTCGGTCCTCCTCGACGATGCACTCGCGGGCTACGACGATCGAGTGATCGTGGCGCTCTACAGCGCGCCGGAAGAGGCTGATCCGTTCGAAGAGGCCACCATCCGCTTGGCCAACCCGGCATTTGGTGAATTCCAAAATGCCGACGAAGTGTTGGCCATGGCCGAGGACGCCCGGCGCATGCCCAGCCGCGAGGCCGAGTATCGCAACCTCGTCCTCAACCAGCGCGTCGAAGCCAGCTCGCCCTTCGTCTCGACCAGTGTGTGGGCGTCGTGCGGCGCCGAGCCGAAGCCGATCGACGGCATGCCCGTGTTCGCCGGCCTGGACCTCAGCGCAGTGTCGGACCTGACCGCGTTGGTGTTGATCGGCGAGGTCGACCGGGTCTGGCAGGTCCACCCGACCTTCTGGCTGCCGGGCACGGGCTTGGCCGATAAGTCGAGGGCCGACCGGGTGCCCTACGATCTGTGGCATCGCCAGGGCTACTTACAGGCAGCGCCCGGTCGGTCGGTCGAATATGAATTCGTCGCTGCGTATCTCCAAGACGCATTTCGCCGATATGACATCCGCAAATTAGCGTTCGACCGCTGGGGTTGGGTGCACCTGCGGCCCTGGCTGGTCAAGGCCGGCTTCACCGAGCACCAGCTCGAAACTCGGTTCTGCGAATTCGGCCAGGGCATGCAGTCGATGTCGCCGGCGCTCCGGGACTTGGAATCGGACCTGCTCAACGGTCTGGTGGCGCACGGCAATCATCCGGTGCTGAAGATGTGCGCCGCGAACGCCGTGGTGATGAAGGATCCCGCCGGCAATAGGAAGCTGGACAAGGGACGATCGACTGGCCGCATTGACGGCATGCTGTCGTTGACGATGGCGCGGGCCGCGGCCGTCACCCACAAACGTCCGGCCAATGTCGCAACCATGATCTTCTGAGGAGGCGAGTAAATGGCGACGCCCTCGGTAGAGCCGATTATGCAATTTTTCTCCACCGCACATCTGCCGCCGGAATTGGCGGCGATCAGCCAGCCGTTTGGCGAGCTTGCGGAACGGCTCGTCACTACCCTGCCGCGACACCCGGAGCGCACCGTCGCCTTGCGCAAATTGCTGGAGGCTAAGGACGCTGCGGTGCGGGCCAGCATCGCGGCACCACTGGCGGGGCTACCATCATGAGCGCAGGCGTCTGGTTCTGGATACTCTATGTCATCTCTCTGGTTTTTGGCGGCGGCTGGTACTGGCGTAACCAGGTTGCTCTCCAACCATACGGACCATTCAGTCTCATATTCTTCGTCCTGATCGGCCTGCTCGGCTGGGGTGTCTTCGGGCAGCCGATCCACTAAGCGATCCTCTCCCCTCGCCCGCTGTGAAGCGCGCGTATCCCATCGATGGAGCCTGCCGTGGACCTGATCCGCAGGATCGGTAAAGGGCCGATCCGTAAGAGTGTCGCGGCCCCGTCGCCTAGCGGCGACCCGCTGACCTTCGTCATGAGTGACGGCAGCGTCGACCGCATGGGCGACGTCATCGAGCCCGACGGGTGGGATCTCGAGGCCTTCTATAAGAACCCGGTCGCGCTGTGGGCGCACAACTCCAGGTTCATCGTCGGCAATTGGCGCGACGTTTCAATCCAAAAAGGCCAGATGGTCGGCACCCTCGACCTGATGGAGGCGGTGACGCCGGAGCTGCTCCACATCGTGACGGCGGTCAAGGCCGGCATGCTGCGGGCCGTCTCGGTCGGCTTCCACCCGAAGAAATATGAGCCGCTCCCGGACTCTGAGGTCGGCGGCTACCGCTTCCTCGAGCAGGAGCTGGTCGAGTGTTCGCTGGTCACCGTACCGGCCAACGCCAATGCCCTACGCAAGGCAGCAGAACTAGGCATCCCCCGCGAAGCGCAGCGATTGATCTTTGGCGAGCCTGCCGATGGCGATCGACCGCTGCTGTTGCGTCGCGGGCTTCATGGCGAGCCAGCCGGAAAGGATCTCATCCTAAGGTCGAAACCAATGTTGCTCTCCGAAAAGATTGAGGTCGCCCAGAGCGAACTAGTGTCGTTGGGCGAACAATTTGTCAGCGTCATGGAAGGCGACGACAAAACTAAGCAGCGTGAGCTTACCGAGCGTATCGAAGAGGTTAAGGAAAACCTGACCCTCTTGGTGCGCGCCGAACGGGCCCTGGGGAATGACAGTCAGGCGGTCGAAGTGCCGGCCGGGCGGACCACAGTGTTCCCACCCGGCGGTGGTCTGCCGGCGACCCGCAGCCAGCCGTCCAAGCCGACGTGGGCTCACCCCAAGCGCAAGGAGGAAGAGCCCGGCTATCTGTGGATCCGCCACTGCGTCTGCATGGCTATCGCGCATGTCACCCGGAGGTCACCGGCAGAGGTGATGACGGAGCGCTACGGTCAATATGGCGACTTCGAGCAGACCAAGGGCGTGCACGACTGGTTCATCCGCGCCGCGACCGCCCCGGCCACCACCACCACCGTCGGCTGGGCCGCGGAACTCGCCCAAACCCAGTACGGCGAGTATTTCGCCGCGCTGTTGCCGGGCGGTATCTATGGTCCGCTGTCGTCGAGGGGCTTCCGCGCGACCTTGGGCCGCTATGCCCAGATCTCGATGCCGACCCGGCAATTGTCGCCGCAAGTGGCAGGGTCGTTCGTTGCGGAAGGCGCGCCAATCCCGGTGCGGCAAGCAGCGTTCGTGGCGGTCACCCTCGGCCTCAAAAAGATGGCCGTCATCGTCTCCTACACCAGGGAGATCGCCGAACACAGCACCCCGCAAGCGGAGCAGATCATCCGGGAATTGATCCAGGAGGATACGTCGATCGCGGTCGACACCATCCTGATCGATGCCAATCCGGCGTCAGGCATCCGCCCGCCTGGGTTGCGCAACGGTGTGAGCGTCACCGCGGCGACCGCCGGCGGCGGGTTCAACGCCTTGGTTGGCGACATCAAAGCCCTGATCGGGGTACTGGCGGCCGCGAATTCACTGCGGGTGCCAGTGTGGATCATGAACCCGGTGCAGGCGGTTGCCATCAGCTTGACCCAAAACGCGGGTGGGGATTTCCCCTTCAAGGCTGAAATCAACGGCCAGACGTTGCAGGGCTATCCGGTGATCGTCTCCTCGACGGTGCCGGCGGGGATGCTGATCCTGCTCGACGCCGCCGATTTCATGTCGGTGACCGGCGACGACCCCAGGTTTGATGTTTCCGACCAGGCGACATTGCACTTCGAGGACACCACCCCGCTGCAGATCGGCACTGCCGGCACACCGCCGGTCGTGGCAGCGCCGGTTCGGTCAATGTTCCAGACCGATAGCCTGGCACTGCGCATGATCTTGCCGATGAACTGGGGCATGCGCCGCACTGGCGTCATCGCTTGGACGCAAGCCGTAACCTGGTGATGATTTGAAGCGACGATACACCTGGCGCAAGCCCGCTGAGGAAACCCTCGGCGGGCTTGTTACAAAGGGAGAGGGCGATGGCGATGACGGAGGCAGAATACCGGGCCGAACAAGAGGCGCGGCAACAATTGACGGACCAGACCCTAAGGGTAACGGCCCTAAGCGTGCCGGTGCCAACCCAAGAAGAACTAGATCTGATGCGTCACGGGCTAATGCACGTCGACGATAAGGCCAATCCGGATGTCCCGGAGATGCCGTCGACCCGCGCCCAAAACGTACTGCTGAAGAGAGCGGAACCGCATGTTGATGGGGGCCCGGCACTGCCCCAGCCAGGGGCGCCAGAAAACAAAGATGTGCCCCACCTTCAAGGCAGCGGCACGGTGGGCGAGACATTGACCTGCACCAAGGGCAATTGGAGCGGCATGCAGCAAGACGTGGCGAACTACGCCTACCAGTGGCAAGCCGACGGAGAAAACGTCAAGGCTGACACTGGCGGGGATACCTACATTGTCGAGGCGGAAGATGTCGGGAAGAGCATTACCTGCATCGTAAGCGCCACCAACACGCTTGGTACAACCGCGGCGCCGGCATCGAACGCCATTACGATCAACCCCATCGGGGCGCGCCGGGGCCGGTCGTAACCCCCGGTGCCGGCATCAACCTCTCTGGTCCGGCGGGCGGTCGGCGCGGTTAATCGCGTCTTCCGTCCGGTCGCCAAACAGTCGGCCTACCAGCTGGCCCTGGGTGGCGGCCTGATCCCGACCAGCTGGCCGATCAATTATTGGCAGCACGGCTACGACCCGCTCCCTTACGGCGGGTCTGCCGTCGTCTACGCCTGCCGCGCCGCCTATGCGCAGACGATCGCCATGTGCCCAGGCACCCACTGGCAATCCGACGGGAGGGGCGGCCGCGTCCGGGTGTCGACCTCGGCGCTGTCGCGCATCCTGCGCAAGCCCAACACCTACCAATCCCCCTCCGACTTCTTCCTCTACCTGACCGACTGTCTCTATGGCGAGGGCGAGGCCTTTGGCCTGGCGCTGCGCAATGCCCGCTTCGAGATATCCGAAATTCACCTGATGGATCCGCGCCGCAGTTGGCCGCGGGTCGCCCAGAGCGGTGAGCTATTCTACACGCTCGGTGGCAATCAGATCGTCGAGCGACTGTTCGCCGGCAATCCGTCCGCGCTCAACGCAGTGCCGGCACGCGATGTCCTGCATATCCGGCTACCGGACAAGCGCAACCCGCTAATCGGCGTACCGCCGTTGGAGTCGGCCTTGCTCGAGGAGGCGGTGTCGCGGGAGTTGATCGGGCAGGCTCTGGCGTACGCGAAGAACCAGGGGCGACCGAGCGGCGTCATCCACGGCGATCAGGAATTCAACGAAGAGGCCGCCGAGCAAATCCGCGCCCAGTGGAACAAGCAGACCCAAGGCGTCAATGCCGGCGGGACACCGGTTCTGTCGCAGGGCCTCAAGTGGGTTGCGTCGGCCGTCACCAGCCGCGACGCGCAACTGGCAGAGGTGCTGCGGATATCTGACCAGCGCATCGCCACCGCGTATCGGGTGCCATTGCCCCTCCTGTCGCTGATGGACGGTGCGGCCCCGCAGGGCGCCACGCAGAGCCATATGGAATTCTGGGTCAGCACCGGTTTGGGCTTTTCCGCCAACCATATCGAAGATGGTTTCGGCCGGCTCTTCGCCCTCGCCGGCTGGCCTGATGACTACCTCGAACTCGACCTCGAGGCGCTGTTGCGCGCCAATTTTAAGGACAGGATCGAGGGCCTCGTCAGAGGGGTCCAAGGTGGCATCTTCAGCCCCAACGAGGCCCGCGCCCGCGAAGAGTACTCGGCCGTTAAGTTCGGCGACGAACCCCGCGTGCAGCAGCAGGTCGTCCCGCTTAGTGCCTGGGACAAAGCGCCACCGAATACCCCGGCGCCCCCGGCCCCCGACGCGCCGCCCCCGGCCCCGGCCGACGGCGGCACGGCCGCTTTCCGCTCCACGATCCGATCGAGCTATGACCGCCACCGTTTCGCCGCTTGAGATAGCAGCAGCAGAAGAGCTTGGCTTGATCGTCGCTCGCATCGAGCGCGATCTGGAACGTGCGTATACGTCCGCCGTCGCTGAAATGCGGGCGGAGTATCGGGCCAAGCACGCCGAAATCCAGCTGTACTACGAACGCCTGATCAATACCCGGCTGGCCGCCCTGGAGAACGGCCCACCGGGCCCACCGGGGCCGCCCGGCGACAGCGTCGTCGGTCCGCCAGGACCGCCCGGCGACAGCATCGAGGGGCCGCCAGGCCCACCCGGACCGGCGCCCGACGCGGCAACCTTGCTGCAGTTTCTCGACTATGCCATGGCGCAATTGCCGGCGCCGGAGCCGGGCCCGCCGGGGCCGCCAGGGGAAGCTATCGAAGGCCCGCCAGGGCCCCCAGGACCGACGCCCGATAACGCCGTTATTGACCGGATCGCCGCGGATGCGGTGCTGAGACTGCTGCCCTCCCTGATGCCGCCGGCGGAGCCCGGTCCGCCCGGCCCACCGGGACCTCCCGGTGACAGCATTACCGGACCGCCGGGCCCGCCACCCGACGACGCTGTGATTGCCCGACTGATCGAGGCCGCGGTGGCGTTAATTCCTCCCGCGCCACCAGGGCCGCCCGGTGAACCTGGGGAACGGGGTGCCCCAGGGGAGGCCATTACTGGCCCACCCGGCGAACCAGGGGATGTTGGTCCCCCCGGCCCGCCGGGGCCACCGGGTGACGCGCCATATGTCGGTGAGGTCTGCGGTCTATACCGGGCGGATCAGCTCTACCGGAAATTCGATATCGTGACCTTCAACGGCTCCGAGTGGCGCGCCAAGGAAGATGACCCCGGCGCGATTCCGGGTGCGGGGTGGGCGATGGCGGCCGTCCGCGGCAGCCGCGGCAAGGCCGGCGAAAAGGGCGAGCGCGGCCCGCCGGGGCCGGCGACCCTCTCGATCGTCGACTGGGCCACCACGGACGATTTTCGCGCCCTGCCGATCATGTCGGATGGCAGCCTCGGGCCACCGCTCGACCTGCGGCAGTTGTTCGAGCAGTACCACCTTGAGCGCGCCTAATGGCGACCAACCCCAATTATCGGATCACGCGGGTCGTCACGCCGGCCACCGACATGGCCCTGGTGACCTTGGAAGAAGTCAAGGCGGCCTTGGGCATCGATCCGGCCGACACTAGCAGCGACGTCGCTCTAACCGCCCAGATCAACGCGATCAGCGCTGCCATCAACAATTACTGCAATCGGATCTTCCCGCAGCAGGTCTACCAAGATCAAGGTCGACAGCTCTCCAGCTGGCTGAACCCTGGCCAACCGCTGCGGGTCCGGCAACCGCCGATCGATACCGACACGCTGGTGGTAACCGAAGACGGGGTTGTCCTCGGGGCTGATCAATACGAGGTCGACGCCGAGAACGGCGCCATCTACCGGCTGCAAACCAACATGATCGCGGCCTGGGGCGGCAATTTGGTGCTGTTCGACTACACGGGCGGGTTCGAGCCGATACCGGCGGATGTTAAGGCCGGGGCCTTGCAGTGGCTCAACACGCGCTGGATGGCCAAAGGCCGCGACCCGGCACTGCGCAGCGAGACGATCCCCGACGTCATTTCGGTTGTGTACCAGAACGACAGTGCCTCGAGCGGCAGCAGCTACAGCGACAGCCGGCCGCCGCCCGAAATCTGCTTCTGGCTGCAATCCTATCGGCTGTGGTTCCTATGACGATCACCGCAGAGCAGGCGCGGTCGACCTATCGCCGCAACCTGACGCACCAGGTGGCGATCCGTCGCTTCACCGGCCCGGCGGGTCCGAACCGGACATTTGCCGACACCCCCTGTCGCGCACGGGTGCGGGGAGCGGCCGCAGGCGCTCTGATCGGCGATGTCATGACCTTCGACTTCCTGGCGGTGATCCTGGTCGAAGACCTGGTGGCGGGTGGCTTTACCCTGCCGATCACGACGGGCGACAAGCTGATCTTCGGGACCCGCGAACTGGCGATTAATTTCCCGGATAATGCCACGCGGGCGGTCGGTCCCGACTTGATCGCCTACGTGGTGCACGCGAAGGGCTGAACCGTGGCACTGAACGCCATCCGCCGCGAACTGCCGTTCTTCGTGCCGCGAGCGACCGAGGAGGCTCGCCGGCGGTTCGTCAAGGCCGCCCAAGCCGAGCACAACTCTATCCTGCAAAACGAATTCCGCCGGTCGGGCTACATGCCCAAATGGGAGGGGTTCGGCGATACTAAGGGACGGCCGGTCGAACAAGCGCAGCGGCTGATCGTCTACAAATACCGGTACGACCTCGAGGTCATCCGGCTCGTGCTAAAGGCGCTGCAGGACGCCTCGCCGGTCGACAGCGGCCGGTACAAGAAGGGCCACCAGCTCTACCTGGACGGCCGCCCGGTGCCGCTCAACACCCCGATCCGCCGGGGCCAAGAGATCATGATCGCCAACCCGCTGGTGTATGCGCGGCGACTCGAAGTCGGCAAGACAACCTCCGGCCGCGACTTCCTGGTCAGCAAGCCGAACCGGATCTACGAACGGGTCAGCCGGCAATTCGGCGAGCGCTACCGCAACGCCGTCAAACTGACCTTCGGCTACGTGACCATGCCGCAGGCGTACATCATCAAAGGCAAGCTTCCGAGCCATTACTCGATCGGCATGGGTAAGCTGCGCAAGCGCCGGCCGGAAATCGGCAACCCAGTGCGAGCGCCAGCGATCTTCTTCGATAACCTATGACGACGACGTCCGAAGCATACCGCGCCCTGCGGGCGCTGCTCGAGGCGGAACCCTCCCTGCCACCGCTGCGGTGGCAAAACGAGGACGAGGACTCCTTGGGTGCGGTGGCATTGCCCGACACGCCGGCGCCGTTCCTCCTTACCGAATTCGATACCGAGCCGGGTGAGATGGTCGCCTTTGGCGGCGGACGCGGCCAGAACCGGTACCGCAACCCGGCGCGGCTCGACATCTTCGTCTTCATCCCGAAAGGCTGGGGCGTCACCCACGCCACCGATATCGCCGAGACGGCTGCCGCGCTCTATCGGAGCTACCGGGACGACAAGGTCAGTTGCTTTGCCTCCACCGTCTTCCCCGGCGGTGATGGGGCCGCACTAAAGCCGCCAGGGCTGCCCTCAGAGGTCACCAACTACTGGTGGGCCGCCGTCGAGGTGGAGTTGTTTTTCGACCAAATCGGCTGAACCCAATCCCTCGCGTGAAGCCCGCGCGAGGTTAGCCAAACCGCCCTTGGGCAAGGCGCCCGGCCCGTCGTGAGACGCGCCAATCCCATCGATGGAGCCCAACTATGTCTCTCGCAGAGGGCGTAAGCGCACGAGTCAGCTACAAGGCGTATGCAACTGGCGCAATGGCGACCAACAGCCAGCCGGTGTCTTCCACTGATCCCGGTCCCAGTGGTGCGCAAGTACTGCGCCGGGTCAGCAGCTCGCTAAAGCTCGCTAAAGATACGTATGCGGCGACGGAAATCCGATCTGACCGCCAAACCGTGGACTTTCGGCACGGTACGCGCCGGGTGACCGGGTCGATTTCTGGCGAGTTCTCGCCGGGCACCTACTTCGACTTCTTCGAGGCCTCGACCCGCGGCACCAAGAGCGCACCCCTGTCGCTCACCGCAACGGCATTGACCAGTGTCACGGGTGACGCCGCAACGTCGACGCTCACCTTCGGTAGCGGCGACCCGGTGGCGCTGGGGCTGCGGGTCGGCAGCGTCTTCCACCTTACCGGGCTGACCGGTCCTGGCACGGTCAACAACGGCACCAATTTTATTGCCGTCGCCTTTGGTGGGGTGACCCACTCAACCGTGACCGTGTTCCCGGCTCCGGTGACCATGGCCGCGGAACTCGCCTTCACGCTCAACACTAGCGGGGCCGATCTGATCATCCCCTCGACGGGGTTCGTCAGCCGCAAGTTCGCCCTCGAGACGTTCCACGAGGACATCGGCATCTCGCGGCTATTCACGGAATGCAGGATCGGCGGCTTCACCTTGACCTTGCCCGCCTCGGGCCTGGCCACCGTGGAATTTCCCATGATGGGCCGGGACATGGAGATCTACGATTCCACGACGCCCACCAACGCCCCGTTCTTCACCACACCAGACCCAGAAACCACTACCGGCATTTTCGCCGCGGTCAATGGCATGCTGCGGGTGGCGGGCTCGGTCGTCGGGGTCGTCACCGGGTTGAACATCAGCATGGACCTGACCCCGGCCTCGGACGCGGTCGTGGGCCAGGACTTCGTGCCTGAGGTGTTCCTCGGCACGGCCGCGGTGACGGGCCAGATGACCGCCATGCTCGAGGACGCCGACTTGATCCGCAACTTCCTCGACGAGGATGAGGTGGACATCCTGGCGTTCCTCACGACCACCAACGCGCCCGGTAGCCCCGCCACTTCAATCTACCTGCCGCGGGTCAAGTTTTCGGATGCCGATGTCGCGGTGCAGGGGTTGGCCAGCCAGACCCTGACCATCCCGTTCACCGCGCTCAAATACATCGGCTCGGCGCCAGGCGTGCCGCAGACCACGATCGCTTTCTCCGACACTGCGGCGGTCTAACCCACCAGATCCCGCCGCCACGGGATCGACGTCCGCGCAGGCGGACGGTAGCGCTGCCGAGGGGCGCGTCGCTGGCGGGTGGCGCGCCCCTCTTTTACCCGCCACTTGGCCCGCCGCGAGGCGCGCCATTTCCCTGAGATGGAGCTTTTATGGCTGATGTTGATAGCGCCCTTGCGCGCCTTTCACTTGCGGTCGAAAAACCCGCCCGGATGACCCTGTTGCACTACCAGACCCTGCAGCCGCTGCGCGACGCCACTGGCAAAGAGGCCTGGATCGACCTCTATTCGGCCGACTCCGAAATCAAACGGCGGCACGACCGCGAAACTCAGCGGCGGCGTCTCAACACCAGGAACCGGGTCCGCATCACCCCTGAGGAACTCGAAGCGGAGGGCACCGATCTACTGGTCGCGTTGACGGCAAATTGGTTCCTGTTGGACCTAGACGGGTTCCCGATTGAGCTGCCCTTCAACTCGGAAAACGCCCGCCGTATCTACGATGGGGTACGCTGGATACGCGACCAGGTCGACGAATTCTGTGTCGACCGCGGAAATTTTACGCCGGCCTCGTTGCAGATCTCCTCGAATGGGCAGAAGCCGAGTTTAGAAGCTCCCGCAAAACGGTAGACGGCTCGACCGAGCGCGAGCACGAGGAATCCGGCGCCGCGCAGTGGGCGAAAATCCCCGCGGCGCTGCGGCCTGCCAATCGGCGGGCACAGCCGGTGCGAATGCCGACGGTGATCGACGCCAACGCCCCGGAATTTCCCGATGTCCTCGATTACCTGTGGGCCTGGTTCCAGGAAATCAGCCTGGGGCTGTCGCCCAGCGGTTTCGCCCCGCCGGTCCTTACCTGGGAGGCGTTGCGGACCTGGCAGGTCATCATGGATGTCGGGACGATCGAGCCGTGGGAGGCCCGCACCCTAGTGCAGCTGGGGATGCTGCGGGCTTCGGTGCTCAGCGAGAAGAGCAATTCGGAAACCCAGCGACAGCAGGCCCTGCCATCCCATCCACCGACGATCGGCGGCGCCTTCTCCCGCCGGGCCGTCTCCCCACCACCATCCGCGGCGCGGCGCCGCTGACATGAGGGCTTTGTGGCCGACTTAGTCGACACCTTTATTGCCAGGTTGCAGGTCCAAGGCGAAGACGCCGCGGGCAAGCTGCAGTCTGCGATCAATCGGCTGTCGGCTGAGATGGAGAAGCAGACCGGGGTGGCGCAACAGAACGCCGCCGCGAACAAGGAAGCCGCGGCCTCCAACGTGGCCGCGGCCGCCACCGACGACCGGGTCACCAAAGCCAAGCGCACCACCACCAATGAGCTGGAGCGGTGGATAGCGCGGATGGACAAGGCCTCGAAGCTGCAGTTGCAGTACCGCAACGACGTCGAGCGCCTGACCCGGATGGAGGAGGAGCAAACCGGCACCGCGACCGAGCGGGCGTTTGCCCTGGAGCTGGTCAATAAGAAGCTGCAGGACGGACTGGCGCTGCTCAATAAAAGCACCACCGCGACCGTCGAGAACACCCGAGCCCTGGTTGATAACCTTGCGGTGCAGGAGCGCATCAACCGGGTCACCGGGGTCACCCGCGGGCCAGCTGGGCCGACACCGCCGCCGGCGAAGACGCCGACTGATCTACGCGCCGAGGATATCCAGGCCTACGGCCAATCCCTGGACGCTCTGCGGGCCAAGTACAACCCGCTGTTCGCGGCGGAGCAGGCGCACAAGGAGGAACTGGCAGAGATAAACCGGGTCTTGAGGCTCGGCGCGATCGATGTGAACGAACACGCTGAGGCGGTCGACAAAGAAACCAGGGCCTACCAAAAACAGATCACCGCGATAAACGCGTCGAAAGCCGCCCTCGACGCTCAGAGAGCGGCGGAGCGGGCTGCACCTACGGCTATCCAGCAACGGATCAATGCTACGACGGGCGTCTCAGGCGGTTCCGACGCCGCGACGCGGACTGCCGACATTGAAGCCTATGGCAACGAACTGGATCAGCTCCAGGCGAAGTACGACCCGTTATTCGCGGCCCAGAAGCGCTTTGAAGCGGCACAGGAGGAGATCAACCGCGCCCTCAAGGTAGGCGCGATCGGGGTCGATATCCACCGTACCGCGCTTAACAAAGCAGAGGACGCTTACACCACAGAGATTGTGAAGATAAGAGGCGCGGCCACTGCAACAGACACCCACAACAAGGCCCTGACAGACGCCGAGAAGAAGACCGCGGCCGCTACTAAAGGCACCGGGCAATTTAATGCCGCCGTGACGAACCTGGGCTTTCAGGTCAACGACGTTGCCACTGGTCTACTGAGCGGGCAGTCACCCTTCACCATCCTGGCCCAGCAGGGCGGGCAAATAGCGCAAGCGTTCTCGCAGGGCGGCGGTGCCGGCGCGGTCCTCAAGGGATTTGGAGAATCAATCACCAAACTGATCACCCCGACCACCTTAGCGGCCGGGGCCGTGGTGGGGCTGGTTGGGTCGGTCATCTTACTGGCCCTGCGCCAGGCCGACGTCGAGGCCCGCATCCGGCAATACAACGTCTCACTCGACATCATGGGGACAAAAAGCGAGCAGACTGCCGAGGGGCTTGAGGCTGTCACGAGGTCGTTGCGTGACCAGGGGGTCGAAGCCGCGAAGGCCGCCCAGGCGATCAATGCACTGGCCCAGACGCCGGGGATTAGCCCGGCCGGCATCGGGGGCAGCACGGGGCTGGCACAGCTGGCCCTCAATATTTCCGGGTCGCGCGGCACCGATCTGGTGGCGCAGGCGACAGCGCTGGGCAAAGCCGTTTCCGGCACTGCCACAGACCTGGAGCGGTTCAACGAGGAACTGGGGGTCAAATACACCGACGCTGAAAACAAGGCCATCAGCGCGAGCAAACTGGCGAGGGACGAACAGAAACAGCATGGGATTGAGTATCAAGCCCTGCAGCGGACCTATGCTGAGGCCAACGCAAAAAACAAGTCGGATTTCCAGAAGACCATCGACGACCTCAAGAAAACCTGGAACGAGTTCCTTGATGAAATGGGCCCGCCAGCCCTGGCGATCATCAGAGACTTCTTCAAAGAGTTCAACCAGTTCATCAAAAACACCAAGCACGAAATCGAGCTGCTCGGCCAAGCCTACGATTGGATCAAGAGTAAACTGCCGCAAGCCAGCGACCCGCAGGGCACCGGCTGGCAAGACGCGGCCAAGGCACAGGCGGCGGGGGCGCGCGGCGGCACCGACCTCAGCATGCCGCACGGCTCCCTGACCGGGTTGAAGCCGGAATTCGCTGAACAGCTGCAGAAGATGATCGCCGACGCCGCATCGCAGGGGATCAACCTTGGGATCAGCAGCGGCTTCCGCACCTATGAGCAGCAGCTGGCGCTTTACAACGCCGACATCGCGAAACACGGCGGCATGGCCTCGGGGATGGTGGCGGCCCCCGGCACCTCGATCCACGAGAAGGGGATGGCTGCGGATCTCACCCGCGACCCAGCCGCTTTAGCCTGGGCGGCGGCCAACGCCGCGAAATACGGCGCTTACTTCCCCATGAACGACCCGAACAAGCATCCGTTCGAGCCGTGGCATATCGAGATGATGGGGTCGCGCGGGGCCGGCAGTGGTGCCCCCAGCGCGTCGATCGGTCTGCCGGCGGTCCCCACCACTGCCGCCGATCCGCGCGCTGATCAAGCGGCCAAGGGCAAGATCATCCTGGACGACCAGGCGGCGCGTAATGCGATCCTGGCGGACTCGTTCGGTAAGGTCGGCCGGGAGGCAGTGGCCGCTGATGCCAGGGCCGCGGCGCTGACCGCAACTCTGACCATGCAAGCGACGCAGGCGCAGAAGGACGCCTATGTCCAGAACGAGGTCGCCCTAGCCCTACAGAAGCACGACAAGGCAAATGCCGTGCTCAATGAGACGGAGCGGATTCGGGTCGCCGGGGTCCAGGCGACCACCGCCGCCTACCTGGGAGAGGGAGGCGAGGTTGCGGGGTTGAAGGCGGCGGCGGAGGCGGCGGCCGTGCTTGAGCAGCGGGCCGGGCGAACAACCACCGCCCAGATGTTGCTGACCGCCAGTGCGGTCGAGGCGGCGGAGGCCGGTGCCAAGAATGTTCCGGTGCTCGGGCTGCAGATCGCGGCAAGCCAGCGGCTGGTAACAGCGACAGAGAAGGGGACCGCCGCAGAACACGAGCAGGTACTGGCAAACCAGGTTGTCACCGCCACCCATGACGCGCTGGCGAAGGCGGTCGCCTCAGGTAACCCCGCGCTGATCGCGCAGGCGGAGGCGATCACCAAAAGCACGTCTGAATTGATCAAACGTAACGACGTCCTGCAGCAGACCTACCAGCTTGAGCAGCAAAACAACCAGCGCACCAACCAGATCGAGGTTCTGAAACTCCAGGCCGGGTTGCAGTTTCAGACATCGGAGGAAATGCAGCGCCAGGTATCGCTGTTGCAGGCGAAGCAGGATCTGGAAGCACGCGGACTGACCACTGCCGATGCGATCTATCAGAAGACCTTGGCGAACGTCGATGCGCTCGGCCAACAGAATATCGCGCTTGCGGAATCCCAGCGCGCCGCAGGGGCGATAAACGACGCCATCAAAGGAGTGGCCACGACCATCGATACCACACTCACTGACTCTTTGGCGGGCGCATTTAGCGGGCAGAAGGTCAAAGATTGGGGCTCGACGGTAAAGTCCACGATCAACGATATCACGAAGCAGTTGATCAGCGGGCTGTTCATCAAACCGATCATCGGAACGGCTCTAAGTGCCGCTGGCTTTGGCAAGGTCGGGGCGGATTTCGGCTCGATCGGCGGCACCTTCTCGGCGCTCAGCAGCGTTGTTGGCGGCGGCGGCGGTGGTTTGTTTGGCGGCGGCGGCAGTAGCACTCCTACGGAATTCGTCCAGAAGAACGCCAAGGGCGAGGTCGTCGGCACCCTTACCTCAGCCGCCAGTACGGTTAAATCCGGTGGCGGCTTGCTTGGTGAGTTGGGGTTGGGAGGTAGTGGAAGCGAAGGGATCTTCGGTACTGGCGGTTCGCTTTCTGGTGTCGGTGATTTCTTCTCCGGCGGTCTTGGCGGGATTTTCGCGCACGCGCCGACCGGAGCCGACATCGCCGCTGGCGTCGGTCCCGTCACCAGTGCGCCAGGTTCGATATTTGGCTCGACCACACTTGGCGGCTTTGCCGGTGGCGTCGGGCTGGGTTTCGGGGCTGGCAGCATCGCCAACATGCTGGCGGGCGGTAACAAGACCACCGGCACGATCGGCTCGGGTGTCGGCGCATTGGCGGGAACCGCAATCGGCTCGCTTGTCGGCATGCCGTTTCTTGGTGGTCTGATCGGCGGTGCCGGCGGCGGTCTGTTGGGCGGCATGTTCGGCGGCAACAAGAAGCCGGATGCGGCCAGTGGTGGCGTCCTCAATCTCGGCACCGGGCAAATCACCAATGTTCAATCCGGCGGTAACGCCGAGAACGACGCGACTGCCTCGCGGATCGGTACGGTTCTGTCGGCAGCACTGACGCGGGCGTTGGCGATCCCCGGTGCCAAATTGCCGGGTGGTGCGGTGGCGATCCAGGCCGGGAGCCGCGACGGCATCAAGCTGTCGTTTGCGGGGCAGGAGCACCGCTTCCAATCGGCTGAAGAGGCCATCGCTGCCGGGTTGAACGCGCTGAGAGATAACCTGACCGGGGTGTCGGATACCGTCCAAAAGGTCATCCATAGCATTGGCGACCCGGCCCAGATCGAAGGCGCGTTAGCCTTTGCCGATGCCTACGACAAGCTGGCGGCATCGGTAGATAACGCCTTCAAGGACGTTGAAACAGCGGCGAAAACGGGTCCGTTCGAACTGGTGAAGCAGCAGATCGACGCTGTCTTTGCTGGTATGGCGCAACAGGCAGAACAATTCGGCCTTGCCGTCGAGCCGGTGAACAAGGCGCTCGAGGAAGCCACCAAACGCCTCAACAACGATTTCTCGAAAGCGGTCGATACTGCCTTTAACGCAGCGACCGGCCGTGACTTCCTGACCAATGTCCAGGGGGTGATTGACGGCTATGAGCAGATGGCGCGGGACGCCTCTGCCATCGGCGCCGACCGCAGCATCCACGACAAGCTGGGCGCAACCTTCAACGCCGAACTGAACACCATCTTCGAAAGCCTGTCGGGGCCGCAGCTTGACGAGGTGATCAGCAAGTTCGGCGATCTGACCAACGGTCTACCGGATTTGGCGCGGGCAGCGAAGGCGGCGGCGGAAGCGGCGACCGCGCTGACGCGCGAGTTGGATCGCCAGGCTGCGGCCTACCAGATCCAGCAAGATTTCGATACCGCCGCCGGGCAGCAGTTCTTGGCCCAGCTGCGCGACCTGGACAAGGCCCGCAAGGCCGCCCAGGCCAATGCCGCCTCGCTCGACCTGGGTGATACCAGGTCCGGAGTGATCCAGGAGACAGAGCACAAGGCGGCGCTGACGATCCTGCAGGGCCTCACCAACGATCAGCTGGAGCTGGCCCGCAAGACGCTGGCGGAACTGAACCCGGCTTTCGCGACATGGGTCGATGAGGCCTACGGTCTGATCCAGGCATCCAAGGACGCGGCCGACGCGACCCAAAAGCAGGCCGACGCGGACCAGCGGCACAACGCCATCCTGCAGGCCGGGCTGCAGATTCGGCAGTACCTCAACGCCCAGGAAACCGGGCAGGATTTCACCAGCCCGACCAGCCGTCTGCAGGCCGCGCGCAGCCAGTTCCAGACCCAGTTGGGCTTGGCCAGGGGCGGCGATGTCAATGCGCTGCAGGGGATCACCGGCATCGCCGATGCGTTGAAGTCGGCCCTGCAGGGCTACTTCGCCAGCGCGGCGCCGGGGGCGCAGGAGTGGGAGGACGTCAAGGCCGCCCTGGCCTCATTGCCGGGGGTGCCGGACGCCCAGCAGACGCAGACCAACGCAATTGTCGATGCCATCACCGAGGCCAGCACCGCGACCGTGACCGGCGTGGCGGAAGCGACGGCGGCGAGCGCGCAGTCGATCATCGGCACGACCATTGCTACCAATCAGGCGATCGTCGACAATGCCAGGGCGACCGCGAGGGATATCGTCGCCGAGACGGGAGCTAGCTCGACGCGGATCGTCTCGGTGGCGATCGACACGTCGAACGACATCGTGCGCAATGCGATCGACGGGTCAGCCCGGATCACCGGAGCCACCACCTCGGGCGCGGAGCTGGTTTCGGGCGCGACCCTGCTGGTCGCTAATGCTGCCAACAGCACCGCCGAAGCGGTCACCTACGGCACCGACGTATCCAAGGGCGGCACCCTGGCCCTGCTGGCCTCGAACGAAGCGAACTCGAGGACGCTGATCGCCGGGTCGAAAGAGGACACCGAGAATCTCCTCGCCCAGCAGGAGGGCAACGCCAACGCGCTCCTCGCGGCCAATGCGCAGCAGAGCGCCGCACTGGTTGACCAGAATATCCGCAACGCGGCGGCGGTAGTGTCGACCACCAACGCCACGGCGCAGTCGATCGTAGCCGGCAACAACACTTCCGCGGCCTCGATCATCGACACCGCGACCCGCAACAGCGAAGCGGTCAGGACCACCGCAAACGACAACACCGCAGCGCTCGCGTGGACGGCACACGCGACCTCCTCGGAACTGGGGGCGCGAACCGAGGCCGCCTCGGCCGGCGTCGCGGCGACCACACAAGCCGGCACCAATGCGGTCCTGGCCAAAACCAACGAGCAGATCGCGGCAATCCAGGCGCTTGCGGGGGTCAGTGTCGGCGACGTGCAGGTGATCACTGCCCTCTACAACGTCGGCGGCTGGATCGTCGGCGACAACGCTGCGTGGAGTAATGCGATCTACCAGCAGATCGCGGCCTACGGCGCGTGGAATACGATGACCGTTGACGCGTGGGGCAATGCCACTGTCGGCACCGTCGCCGCGTGGGGAAACGCGAATATCGGCACGCTCAATTACTGGGGGCAGGCCGACGTCAACTATCAGGCCTGGGCGGCGAACAGCATCGTCAGCATGCTGGCGCAGGTCAGCAACAGCATCACCAACAGCATCTTCGCCGCCGATAATATCACCGTCGGGGCAATCTACGGCTCGTCCTCGAACGAGATCGGCGCGACCTTCGCCAACGGCAACGCCATCATCGGCGCGATCGGCTCGATGTCGGTCGGCAACATCGCCGCCACCTACGGCGCCGCGAATAGCATCGTCGCCCAGGTCGCGGCCGGAGCACCCGACCCGTGGGCGACGCGAAATGCGGTCTACGACATGAGCCGGGACGTGACGTGGTGGTTGAGCAATGTCTACAACCGGGTCGGCAATGTGAACGACAACGAGGTGGCCTGGAGCCAGAACCTTTGGAACAAGCTCAACGACATGCACTACACGCTGAATGTCTACCTCAGCAAGATTGCCGATAACACCTGGGTCATCCGCGAATACATCAACCTGCTGACTGAGGTCACGATCCAGTTCGACATCTGGATGGCCGCGAAGACCGATGCTCAGCACGACGCATTGGTGGACATCGAAACCAACCTCCGCCGGAACGCCTTCGGTTAAGTCCTCCACCCGGTCCGCTGTGAAGCGCACCTGTCCCTTCAGATGGAATGCTGACCTACTTGATCGAGATCTCTGCCTACGACACGACTGCAGCGGCGCTCACCACGCTCCGCTTCTCGTCGCAGCCGTACCTGCACCCGAGCGCGCCCGGTGCGTATGACAACCGGATCCGAGACTTGCCGACCTTTCGCCGCGACATCTTTGGCAAGAACACGACCGGCGGTGCCGGGGCGGTGTCGCAGGGCGACCTGACCATCGCCAACCCTGACGGGGAACTCGACAATTTGCGCGATTTCGGGCTGGCCGGGCAGGCCTGTACCATCCTTCTCGGCGAGGACGAAGAACCCTACGCGAGCTTCGTGCCGTTTATCGTCGGGCGGGTCGAGCAGGCCCTGTTCGATTTGAACGAAGTCCGGGTGAAGCTCAAGGACCGGTTGCAAGACCTGCAGCAACCGGTTCAGGCGAACAAGTACCCCGGCGACAACGTCTTGCCGGACGGGCTCGGCGGGCTGGACGACCTCAAGGGCAAGCCGCTACCGATCGCCGCCGGCACCGTGCCCTCGAACGTCACGCCGCCCTGCGTCAACACCACCCGGCTTGAGTATCAGATCAACGATGGCCCGGTGCTCGATGTGCCCAAGGTCCGCGATGCCGGCGCGGTGCTGGGTCAACAGGCCGATTACACCAGCCGGGCCGACATGGAAGCCAACGAACCGACGCCGGGCTTTTACCGGGTCTGGAAAGCCGGCGGCTATTTCCGGCTCGGTCGCAGCCCCATCGGCACCGTGACTGCGGATATCATCCAGGCACCGAACGCCGCATCGAGCACCGCCGCCCAGGTCGCGAAGGCGCTCGTTACCCGGCCCGGCGGCATCCCGGTCAGCGACATCGTGGACGGCGACTTTGTCGCCCTGGACGCGGCAAACCATGCCGTGCTCGGGATCTGGATTGATGCCGAGTCCACCTTCGCCGCCCCGCTCGATCTGATCTTCGGCTCGGTCGGGGCGTGGTACGGGTTCGACGCGGTCGGCAAGTTTCGGGTGCGCCGGGTTGAAGCGCCCAGCACGCCGGTCACTACCCTGCGCATGTTTGGCCTCGGCACCGACGCGCAGACCGGCGACCTCGACATCGTTGACATCCGTTTTTTGTCGACGAACGACCCCGACAAAGGCGTGCCGACGTTCCGGGTGTCGCTGGCCTGGATGCACAATTACACGGTCATGAGCGGCACCAGCCTGGTCGGGTCGGTTGCTGATGACGCGCGGGCCTATTTCGCGATCGAAAACCGCACCGTGGTCGCGACCGACCTAACCGTGCAAACCCCGAACCCGCTCGCGGTCCAGAAGGAAGTCACCACGCTCTTGGTCAATCAGGCCGACGCCCAGGCCGAGGCCGATCGGGTTCTGGCGCTCTATAAGGTCCGACGCGATTTCATCGAGGTCGACACACCGTTGGCGCCCGAGGCCCTACAGGCGCTCGAACTCGGCCAGACGGTTTCGGTTGTGATCCCGCGCTTCGGCTATGACGGCGGGCGCCCGATGATCATCACCGGGATGGAGTACAACAGCGTGCGCAACATCCTGATCCTGGCGTTGTGGGGCTGAGCTATGCCGAACACCTCCGCGGTCCTGGGCTGGCCAAGCGTATCCCAGTATTTTGTTTTGTCCGGGGGCAACTGGGTCACGACCTACCCGCGCGCCAACCTGCAAAAATTGCCGCTGTCGAAGGTGGCCCGGACGATCAGCCTAAACCCGATCGACACGGTGATCGTCGCCACCGCCGACACTACCCGCCAGGTCGGGCTGATCGCCTTCGCCCGGCACAACCTCTCCATCAAGGCGACGATCCGGGTGCGGATCTATCAGGACGCGGCAGCGACCATCCTGCTGCACGACAGCGGCGTGCAAGACGTCTGGCCCTCGGTCTACCCCTACGACATCCTTGAGTGGGAGTCCGACGCCTACTGGACCGGGAAGTACCACCCCGACGAACTGGCCGGCACGACGTGGCTGTGGCTGTGGTGGGCCGGCGTCGACTACATGGCGACCACAGTCCGGCTTGATATTTCCGACCCCGAAAACCTCGACGGCTACGTCCAGGCCGGGTATCTGGAGATCGCCGGTCAATACGCCGTCGCCTACAATTTCCAGTACGGCGCGCAGTACGGCTTTCGGTTTCGCACCGTCTCCAGCGAAGCCCTCGGCGGGGCCAAATACTTTGACAGCCGCAACAAGCCGCGCGTCTTCAAGGGCAGTTTCAAGTCACCGCATGACGAGGCGATGGGCAAGCAGTTCGAGATGCTGCGCCAGCGCGATCTCTACCAGCCGGTGATCTGGCTGCCGAACCCCGACGAGAAAATCCACTGGTTGCGCACCGCGATGCTGGCGCAGTTCCAAGACCCCGGCATGTTCAGTTACTACGCGACTGACCTCGATGAGGTGCCGATCTTCCTTGAGGAAATAATCGGATGACGCAAGTACTGGTGAACGGCAACGTTTACAGCGACGACGGCAGCACGCCAAACGATATGCAGAACGGCGGGCATCGTCAGCATTTGTTGCCGATGGTATCTGACCTCATGGTCGTCATCAACGCGCTGGTCGGCGGCTCGTTCGGTTTCACGTTCCAGTTTCAGCGTCCGTTGACCGGGGCGACTTTGACCGCGCCTACCGGCCTCGGTGCTTTCCTGATCCAGCCGGCCGGGCCCATCGCGACGCTAAACATCGTCCTGCCGCCGACGCCCGGAAACGGTCAGATATTCGAGATATCGACCAACCAGACGATTGCGACCGTAAACATTACCGCGCCGGCCGCGGTACCCGTTCGAGGCAGCGGCCAAATGCTAACCGCGGGCGGCGGCATGTCCTGGCGTTACAACACGTCCGACACGACTTGGTATCGCCGCTTTTAACACGGAGGACCCGCCATGCTTAAACAACTCGACGCCCAGAACATCCTCGCCTTCCTCGAGCGCGTCAGCGTCACCGGCACTCGCGAGTCGAGCGAGTATCTCCGCTGCTGTCAGCTCTTGGTCGAGATCGCCCAGCATCCGGCCGAGGCGGCGGAGATAGGACAACAATCAGCCGCGGGGCGGCCGACGCTGGTGTCGCCGACGCCCGCCGCCGATTAGAGAGGAACACCGATGCCAGTCCTATCCGGACCGGGCAATCTCAGCCCGACGCATTTCACCGTCGCCAACGACGGGCTCGTGTCGCTGATGAACCCGCCGCTGCCCGCGGCCGGCGGCACCGTTACCGGGCCGGTCGTGATCAAGACCAACACCGCGCCGACATTGCCGGCGGTACCGGCCGGGACGCTATTGGAGTTGGCCGCTGCGGACGGCGTTTTCACAAGACAGGTTATCGACGCTTTCGGCGCCTGCGCTCCGATCGTGTCGTTGCGTTGCGCGACCGGGTCGGCAGCGGCACCGGCTCCGATCGGTACTGACAACTACCTCGGCATGCTTTCTTTCGAAGGCTACGCGGTGTCAGGGTACGGCGCTGGCGGTTCGCGGATCATTTCCGCCGCCTCGGAGAACTGGACGGCCTCGGCGCAGGGTGCCTATCTGCGTTTCGATACGACGCCGAAAAATTCCACGGTGTCCGTCGAGCGCCTCCGCATCGACCACAACGGCTTTCTCGGGGTCGCGACGACGACGCCATCGATGACGCTCACGGCGCGGCTGGGGGTCGATGGCAATATCGGGTTCACCAATCAAGGCCCGGCGCCTGGTGTGGCGGCGCTGAACGACGCGGCGAACGCGTGGGTGCCGGTGGCGATCAGTGCCAATGCGAACGTGTATTTGTGTTCTGCTAGCGGCAACGTCGGGATCGGGACGACGGCGCCGGCTGACAAGCTGGACGTGAGCGGGAATATCAAGCTCGGCTCTACCTCGAATGACGGTGTGATTGGCTTTGGTAGCGGTGGCCTCGCCACGGCGGCGGGGATTTACGTCGGTCGTAATCGTGACAGCCCAGCGGCGTTATCAATCGGCGGTTTTGCCGGGACTTATTTTCATACGAACGATACGTGGAATGCACCGACAACGCCGAAAATGGTGCTGCTACAGAACGGCTTCGTCGGCATCGGGACGACGGCGCCCCATGCGGGACTGGCGGTTAAGGGGGGCATACAGTTAGCCGACACCAACGGCCTCTCCATGAACATGTATTATTCGGGCGGGTGGGTCTACGAGACAACAGGCGTCGGCGCCGCGACAATCGGCCTGCAAGCACAAGGACTATCGGTTTATGCCGCACCAAGCGGAACTGGCGGCGCGAGTGCTAACGCAGTGTTAGCCTCGGTCTTGACGTTCAACCCGAACAGTGGCGTGTCGATCGGCGCGAACTATTCTAGCGGCAGCGCGCCGCCAGCCAGCGGGATGATCGTGCAGGGCAACGTCGGGATCGGGTGCGTGAACCCCAATACGACGCTGGAACTTCAAGGGTGGGGAGCCAACCCGGCCGTGTTGCGGTTGCGGGCCGGAACCAATCTCGGGACGGCGGGCCAATCGGTCGAGTTGCATTTTTTCGAATCGACCGGGGCGGTCATCACCGGCATCCACAAGAACGGCACTGACAGTAACTCGCAGATCGGCCAAAGTTTTTTCAACTACAATAGCGGACTGTACGAAACCGTCCGGTTTAATGGTGCGGGCAATTGCCTTAACCTGACAGGCGTGTGGACGACATTCTCCGATGCTTCGATCAAGCAGGACGTGACTCCATACACGCGGGGGCTCGACGCAGTCTTAGCACTCAACCCGGTACAGTTCCGCTATCGGCCGGGAACGTTTGGAGCAGCGTCAGCGGATGAACCCTCGCCACCGCGCTTTGGGTTGATTGCCGGTGACGTGAAACCGCACGTTCCGGAAATTGTCGGGACCACTACGGGGACGGTGGGCAAACAGGAAGGGGTCGAGCTTGCCACCCTCGAAAGCGGCAACCTGATCTACACGTTCATCAATGCGTTCAAGGAACTAAAAGCCGAAATCGAAGCGATGAAAGCCGGCCAGCCGGCCCCGACGGCACGCGAGCAAGTCCCGATGCTAGCCGCGACACCGCGGCGGCAAGTTCCGATTACAGAAGCCATCGCGGCGGCGCGCGCGGCGGCACCTCCGCAGGAAGCGATCCCCGCCGGCGGGCCGGTGCCGGTCGAGGCGCGACCGACGAGATCAAAGAAGTGACCGACCCGGCGCCGAAGCAACCGGCGCCGACCGGCCTCGCCGGATATATCGCGAGCGTCCTCGCCTATATCGACTCGCCGTGGAAGCTGGGGGCGGTCGTCGTCCTCTTTGTCGTCGGGGGCGTCGGGTGGGTGCTTTACGACAAGCGCGAGCAGCTCCTCGAAGCGTGGCTGACGCCATCCTCGGTCGCGCTCAGGACGGACGACGTGCCCGCAGCGCTCGAAAAGCTGGTCGAGGTGACCGGAGCCGACCTTGTCCAGATTTGGGAAATCGACCTCGGCGCCAACGTCCAGCGGTTCATCGGCGCGCGCCGGCAGGACGGTCAACGCCCGGTCATCCCAGAACCGCGCCGACTGCCGGTCATCACCGCGCGCTCCGACATGAAGGTCTTGGTCGATGTCCTGGGCGGGCACCCGGCCTGCGGCGATATCTCGGACAAATTACACTCGCCAGTTATCGAGCGGCTTGTGAACCGAGGTATGAAGCGGGCTTGTGTCGTACCAATCCCGCCCGGTCCCGAAGCGTTTGTCGGCATCATCTATATGTCTTGGGTGACCCGTGTTGACGAAAGCGCCGAGGACGTTGCACTGCAAGCGGCGCGCGAAATCGCGGGCAAGCTATCGACCCGGTGACCGCTGAGCGCGCCAAGTGTGAGGCCTGCCAGGGCGACGGCTTTAACTTGATTGCCGGGCTGGTCGTGCCCTGCGCCGCTTGCAAAGGCACGGGCTTCGAGCCCGAACCGGAAGGACGTTAAATGCTCGGGACCGTCCTAATCATCATCCTGATCTTGCTGCTCCTGGGCGCGTTCCCTGCGCCCTACAACGCGGGCTGGCAGACCTACGGCTACTTCCCGAGCGGCCTACTCGGCGTCGTCCTCTTGGTCGTCTTGATCCTGCTGCTGCTCGGGAGGCTCTGACCGTGGAGTTGCTTCGCCTCGCCGTTGTCGAGAACCGCTGGCACGCCTTGACCGAAGGCGACGGGGTGCCACAAGGCCGGATGACCGAGTTCCCGGCCTGGATGCCGCTTGCCGACGTAATCTGGGAGATGAAGCGGCGCTCGCCGTGGTTATTGATCCGCGGCACTGCGATGGGGATACCGCAACCCGACCCGAAGCATCCCGAGCAATATATGATCCTGCGGGGGCGGCTCGATCGCCGCGAGGCTTTAGGTCCGTTCGGGTTCTGAGGAGGCTCTCATGTCTTGGATCGCCGACAATCCCGACGAGTTCGCCGGCAGCGTGGTCGATAACGGGCAATGCGTTCGCTACGTTCAGATTTGCGCCGGGGTGCCGCACACGTCGCGCTGGCAGCCGGGCGCTCCGGTGCGCGGCAACGGGATCGAGCCGGGGACGGCGATCGCCACGTTCGACCGCGATGGCAGCTACGGCAATCACACCGACGGCCGCAGTCACGCCGCGATCTTCATCGCGGAGGTCGCGGACGGTTTGCTGGTTTGGGACCAATGGACCGGCCACCCGGTGGCGCAGCGGGTGATCCGGTTTCGGGGCGGCTCTGGGCGCCGAGTCAACGACGGCGATCAGTTCCAGATCATCGAGGGCAGCGAGGCGTGATCCGCGACCTAATGATCGACGCCATCATCCCGATCACGTTGGCCGTCCTGCTGTGGTTCGTTTTCGCGTAGGCCTCTTTTCACCGCTTTCTGTTCCATCGCCCACAATTGCCGCGCCACCCAGCAGGCGTCCTCATCCGTCATGGCATCGAAGTGGATGGTGCGCCGGTTGGTCTGCACATAGGTCGCCTTCTTGCCCAGGAGCCTCGGCGCGAAGCTTTTCACGTAAATCCGGGCGTCTGCCGGATCGTCTATGTCGTAGGTAATCACATTGGTCATTCAGCTCTCCCGCAGATGGGTTAGCTTGTGGTGCCTCTCGCAGTAGACCCGCCCTGGCGCGACCACATCACAGCAATAGCGAAAGTCGTCTTCGGTGGGGTGGCCCAGCGGAAAGGCGCACGCGCCGGCTGGCAACCACGGCACCGGCCTTTTCGGCAACGGCTTGGGAACGGTCGCCCCCATACGCCACAGCCGGCCCGTGACCATGTTCTTGGTCACGGCGGACCCCAGCTGGGCTGACAGGGCCTTGGCGACATCGCTGCGACTGCCGCCGGTCTTGACCAGCTCCAGCAACGCCTCGTTCTCGACAGTCGCCAAAGCGCCCCGCGCAGCGGTGCGGCGGACGGCGTGGCAGAAACCGCAGCCCCGGCCTTGCTTGATCTGATAGGCCGTCGCCTTGAACTCACCGCCACAACGGCAGATCACCCGCCAGTTGCTATAGGTTCGGCGGCCGCTGTCGTAGGTCTTGATGATCCGCTCGACAAACGTGATGCCGTTGATGACCTGCCCGGTGTAGTCAGCGGCGCTCATCGCGCGCCCTCCGGTCGCTCCCCCTCACAGCAATGGGCAAAGCCGCAGCCGCCGCACTCGGGGCAGGGGATGCGAAATACTTCGGCAGAGGCCCGAGGGACCAGACCTCGACTTACCTGTTCCCATTTCCGTCGCAACGCTTGGATTTGCTCGGGGGTTAGCGCGCGATCAGTTTGGATGAAGTTTGCCGGAACCGTGCCTTCGCCATGGCATTCCTCGCACCTCATGCCGGGTCCTCGTCGAGCTTCTTGATGGCGGCCCACTGCGCATCGATGGCGGCCTGCAGATCCTTGCGCTCCGCCGGCGACAACACGGCCTCGGCCTTTTCTTTGTTCTCGGTATTGTCACCGAGGAAGAACTCGAGGTAGTGGGTTTCCTGGCGCAATTGCGGCAGGAACTTGACGTTGACCCAGGTCCGCCAGTCGACCTTGCCGGCGCGCAGCACAGGTTCGATCAGGTACGAGTCCTTCGGCGGTCCGGGTGGTTCACGACGCGGCCGGGGCGGCGGGGTTACATGGTCGGGGTCTACCGGCACGGGTGCGCCTACGCCTCGGGGCACCAGGCGCTCGCCCGCCGGCAGGTCACCGGGGAACATGTCCGCCGCTCGGGGCCTATCGGCTGGCAGATCCTGCGCAGGGCTAACAGGCCGCGCCGCGGGGCGCTGAGCTGGGGGTTCGGCCACCGGGGTATCGGTAGGCCCTGCCGCTGCTTCCCTCCCCTGCGGGCCCGCTGTGCGGGCGGGCACCGGCATCAGATCGCGCAACTCATTATAGTAGGCGGTGAGGGCTGCCGCCTCAGCGCCGGCTCCCTCCTGGGTCAGCCGCTCGATAGTCACCTTGTTGCTTTCCCAGGCGCCCTGCAGCCGAGCCATGTCATAGCGCCCGGCGTCGGTGAAGATCGCGTTGATCGCCTTGATCGCGCGCTCGCGGCCGAAGTCGAATTCGTTGCCATCGTTGTCGACTACGGCGAATTCGGGCTCCAGCTGCTCCTCTTCTTGGTGGAGCGCCCGGCCGTCACCGGGCGCTCGCTCCGGCTCTGGCACGTTGACCTGCTCGGGGTAGAACTCCTCGATGACATCGTCGGTATCGTCGCCCGGCAACGCCACGTTAGAGGGCGGCATCAGCGCCAGCGCCCGCCGCGCCTCATCCTCGATATGCTCGATCGAAACGTGCGTGGTGGCCCGCCGCAAGGCGATCTGGTGGCCGATCTCCTGCAGTTGCTCCGTCTCCCCGTCGAATGTCAGGTTGACCACGTAGATCGTCAACTGGCCGCCGTCGGTGGGCGAGGTTGCCTGCTTCGGCTGGATCTGCAGCTTCAACGGGATGTTGGCGAGGACGCCGCCCGTGATGTTTCGCAGGAACGCCAGAGACGACAAGATGCCGACGATCGAGTTGTATGACGTCGTGCGGAACTTCCACACCCCGCCGAGCCCGCCGGCGCCGTCGATCAGGACGTTTAGGGCGCCGTTCATCTTGCACTTGTCGCGGCCGGTATAGGCTGGGTCTTGCCGGTGGCAGGGGCAGCTGACCTGGTGCGGTTTCAGTTCGACCCGATCGCCCTCGACCTGCGCTGGCAATTCGGTGAGGCGCGTCGCGGTTTCCCCGTCGCCGGCGCACCAGAGAGTCCGCCCGACAAAGCACGCCAGCCGGGTGGGGAAATTAAGCGTCGGGTCGTCATAGAGCAACCTGACCGGGATCTCGGTCGGCTTGTCGCCGAGGCGCTCCATCAGCGCCGCATCGGGCAGGAAATTTCCGTCCTTGCCGCGCTCCAGCGTGGTGACGACAAAATGGTCCAGCTTCTGCGGCGGCTGAAAGTCGACCCCGCGGCGCGACCGGATCGTCGCGCCTTTGATGCCGATCTTGATCTTGCCCCGCTCCGGTAATGAGGGCACCAGGCCCTTGATCATGTTGGGCCGGCGACCGCTCGCCGGGACGATGCCGTTGCCGCTCTTCATGACCACACCTTTCTTTCCGGAAAGAATGCCGCTGGCCCGGCGATAAAATGCAGGCTCTCAGCGTCGCCGGGATCGGTTTCGTGCATGAGGTAATTGCGCCGGTAGAGGAACGTCGCCTCTTCGTTTCGCGGCAATCCCTTCAATTGGCCGGTTTCGTCAACGAACATATCGCGGTACTGGCTAGCCCCGAGCCATGCCTCAAGCCCGACGTACACTACGACGTGCTCCCAGGCGGCGGTGTTGAGCAGCGGGTCGATCACCGCGTGCAATTCGGTAATCGATGGCCGCTCCGGCAGATCGACCTGGAACTCCTGCCCGCCCTCGCCCGGCAGCATCAGTGCCAGTTTTGTCGGCACCAGCCTGGTCTTCATGTCCGCCTCCGTTATGATCGGATTTGCGCGACCCGTTCGATCCGCGCGGTGAGGCCGGGGATCTCGACCCCCTTCTCGACCCCGTCGACCCCGATGGCATTGCGCAGGTAGGGGCGCATCAGCCCGGTGACGGCCGCCTCGACCTGGACCCGCAGCGGCGACTTCAACAGCCACCCGAGTAATTTCCGCACGTCGGTAATCTCGAAGACGATCTCCCGGCGGGTGCCGGCCATGCCGAGGTGCGAGCGCACCGGCTCCGGTCGGATCGCCTCGGCCTGCCGTGCCAGCCGCTGCGCCGCTTCCTCCGCTTGCATGGCGGTCAGTTCATCGGCGACCCCGGTGCTGCCGGCCGCCTTCTTTTCCTCAGCTGCGCGTCGTGCTGCTTCCGCCTCGGCTTCGCGCAAGCGCTGCGCTGCGGCCAGGCGATCGCGCTCCGCTTGCGCGGCGACTTCGAGTTTCCTTTGCCACTGGGTCAGCATCAGCCGCAGGCCACCGCGGCCGTCGGCGCCCTGCCGGGCCAGCTTGAGCTGGTTCGTCACCGTCCCGAAACTGCTGTTGATCTCGCGCTGAGCCAGCAGATGCGGGCGGATCATTTCCTCGCGCACGAGGTCGGCCATGTCCTCGAGGTTCGACATCTGCTTGGCCAGGTCGACCACCTTCGCGGCGCTCTCGCCGTCGATGATCAGGGCGGACTCTGCCGAGGCCAGCAGTTGGTCGCGGGTCGCCAATAGCGGCGCGATTTCTTCCGCGATGCGCTCCGAGAGCGGCGGCTGGTTGGCGCCAATTTGCAGGCGGGGATCGTTGGTCGCATCAAGCGCCAGCTGCTCTTGGGCCATCAGCCGCACCCCTCATTGAATCCACACGATTGACACGTCATGCAGCTGCCGGTTCGGACCATGAACCCACCGCAGCCGGGCTCGCGGCAGAACTCGCCGGTCATCAGCGGCGGACCCTTTACAGGGTGCGACCGTGTAAAGTGTGTTGTATCGGCGAGGCCCGGAAAGCTGGCGAGCCACGCATTGACGTCGCGCACCACGTCCATGCCGATCACCGCCAGGTGCGCGCCCGGCGGGCATTGCTGCCAGCCGTAGTCCCCGAGGCGGCAGGAACATGTCGCGACCGGCAGACCGCGCAGCCGATTACAGCGCCGCGCGTCCTCGACGGTGACTTCGATCTCCATCATTCGACCCTCTCAAAGCGGCCGTCCATGAACTCGTCGAGGGGCCGCACCCAGATCGCGTAATGCGTCTCGTTCTGGTAGACGACGCATAGCTCGTCATCGAGGTCCGGCGCCGCCGAGGTCTGCAGCGTCCCGATGTGGAGGACCACGTAGACTCGGTCGCTCCGCTTGTGCCGCCACCGCTCGTCGGGCTTGGGGGCGTTCATGCTTCATGCTCCCTCGAGAAATCCGGGATCGGCAATTGCTGGGGGTCGACCCGCTGGCGCGGCTGCAGCACCGGGTGCCTCGGCCGGTGGATCGCCGCCCAGCTCCGCTTGGTCAGGTGGTGCCGGTACTCCGCCTCGCTGATCGGCTGGGCGTATCGCCAATGCGTCAGCGGTACGGACCCACCGGGTTGGGCGAGGAAGTCCGCCAACAGCGCCGCCGGCTGTTTCAACATGTCGCCGCGCCGGTTCGGCTGCAGGATCACGCGTTCGATCAGCACCTCGGGCAGGGCGTCCTTGCCGGCGATATCGACCGCCGGGAATGGCACCAGGTGGCCGCGGTCGAGCTTGTTGTCGGGCTCGCCGGGCTCGTGATCGAGCCAACGCAGACGGGCCGGCACCAGCGGCCCATCGCGGCGCAGCCGGATCAGGTAATGCCGGGGCGGCGGCACGGTCATCGTCCCACAGCCTCTCGATAAAGCCACTCTCCGATCATGTGGCCTTCGGTCCACTCGACTTGGCGTAGCCAGACCCATCGCCTCCCGTGCCACATAGATCCCTCGCTGTAGCCCCCGACGCGAACGGGATACCAAGCAAACCATTTGATCCACTCGCTCACGGCGCCGGGTCCGGTAGCCCTGCCAGCCGGCGGGTGACGGCGTGGCGCAGAAGCATTAATTCGGTTTCACGCTGCTGGATGGAGTCGAGCAGGCTCTCAAGGTCGTCGCCGATGACGGAAACGCCCAACGCCTCGGCACGCTCAAGCAGCGGCCAATCGTCGGGGCGGGCGTGCGCGGTCACGGGACGATCTCGCTGCCCATCAGGCGCAACTCTTCGGCGCGGTGCCGCAGGTTGCGGGCGCGCACCTTGCCGGCGCTTCTGGCATCGGCGTCGAGGCGGCGGGCCTCTTGCCACAGGACCTCGGCCAGCCATCGCCGTATCGGGCCAGGGATGGTCAGGTCGAGGTCTTCGGGTTCTTGTGTTGCGACCGCAGGCATCACAACACCCCCTTGGCCAGCGCCCCGAGCAACGTCCCGACCAGCGCCGCGGCAGCGGCCAGCCAGGCCGACGGCAGACACCGTCGCCATCGCCGCGGCCGCCGCAGGTAGACCCTGGGCGGCCCGTCCACCAGCGAGCCGCCGGCGACCAGCCGGGCCGGGTTCATCGCGGACCGCCGGCAATCTTGTCCCAGCCCGGCGCGAAGGCGGAGCCGGGGACGCAGGTCGTCGATACCGGTGGGTCGGGTTCGCCGATCGGCTGCCACTTTCCGGTCTGCAGGGCGGCGGCGGAGAGACGGCAAATCTCCGGGGTGGTTGCGGCCACGACCTCGATGCCGTGCGGCCACTCGATGATCAGCTTGTGCGGGTCGACCGCCTCCGCCGGCAACGCCAGGTGCGGCGCTAGCAGCAGCGCGCCCAGGGCCAAGGCGCGGGTCACCACGACACCAAGAGCTTGGGTTCGCGGATGACCTTGCCGGCGATCAAGGCCGGCTCGGTCACCACCGCGGTCGCCTCGAGGCCTTCGTCTAGGGCCGCGGCCAGCGCCGCGTTGCAGACCCGCGGGATGTAGCCGATCGGCAGGTCGAAGGCGGTGACGGCGACCGCGTTGGCGTCGTGCCGGTTCTGCGGCTCGCGGTAGACGGTGACCGGGTCGCCGGCTCGCAATCGCGCGACTGCGGCGACCGCAGCCTTCCCTTTGAAATTGCTCCCGGTGATTACTGTGTTGAGTTCCGGCATGCCGACCTCCCCTGGGCAAGAGAACGAATCGCTAACCCCGGCGAAGCGGCCGTGTCTAAACCGTGTCTAAAGATTGGGTAGATTGCGGCTTTGTTCTGCCGCGTGGGGTTGGTTTGGGGCGGCTCGGACCGCCCGCAAACCGGCAGAAACGCTAGGGTTTTAAGGCGTTCCCGGCAGAAACAAAACCGGCCAGCACTTCCTTGTTGATGAAATGCCGGGACGCGTGTTTCCCCATATCTGTCAACCATTTGCGCGGTTCCAGTCACGGCTCGTGTCTAAACCGTTCCTAAATGCCTCGATCGCCGCCTGTTGGCCGGTCTTCATCAGGTGGGCGTAGCGTTCGACCAACAAGACCGATGACCAGCCGCCGTCGCGCTTCAACAGCAGCAAATCCTTGTGCACCGCGTAGTGCCACGAGGCCCAGGTGTGACGCAGATCGTGGGGCGTCAGGTCGGGATCGATCCCGGCCCCGTTCTGGTTGGCGCGGTCTAGCGCCCCTTGAAACCCGCCCTTGATCTGGCCGCCGCCGTTGCGACCCTTATCGGCATACGGCAGGTCCCGATCGGTCAGAAACACCGCCCCCTGGCGGTGCGGCAGCGCCGCCAAGGCGAGGACGGCGCGCATCGGCAGTTCGAGGTCGAGGCGCGGCTTGTTGCTCTTGGTCTTCCAGAAATTGACCCGCTTGGCCTGGAGATCGAGATCGTCCCAGTCGAGTTCGATCGCCTCCGACATCCGCGCCCCGGTGGTCACCAGAAAGGACAATAGCGGCTGTAGGTGCCGCGCGGCGGCGGCGATCAGCAGCTCCATCTGGTCGGGGCGGACAAACTTGGTGCGGCCCTGCGTTTGGCGAGGCATGACAAATTTGGGGACGTCGCACCAGCCCTGCGCATTGGCGTGGATCAGGACGGCGCGCAACGGCGCGATCAGGGTGCGGCTGACCGACGATCCCTTCACGCCGGGCCGCATCACGGTGTCGCGAAGCTGGTTGATGGTCTGCTGGTTGATCGACGCCAGCGGCGGATCACCCAAGGCCCGCGCGATCCGCATCAGGAACGACTTGGTCCTCTCGTTGCGCTCGTCAGCCTTGAGATAGGATGTCACCGCGTCCGAGAGGGGCCTAACACCACGACGTTCGCCGTGCCATTGGCCGCGCAGGAGTTGGAGTTGAAGCGCTTTGGCTTCTTCGTCGGCGAGGCGGGGGTCAGCAGTTGAAGCATTTTGTCGTACCCGTCCGTACCCCTTGATGTAGCCGGTGATCTGGAGCGCCCCGGTGTCGGGCCGGATCGTGACGTAGAGGCAGTGCTGGCGCTGGCGGCGGGCGGGTTTGGCGGGTCGGGATTTGGCGGGCATCGTAAGGCTTCCTCCAACGTGCGAAGGGCGAGGGCGTCGAAGCGGACGGTCCGCTGTGAGGCGCGCAACACCGGAATATTATAGTCGCGGATCATCCGGCGCAGATGGCGCGGGCTGATCTGAAAATGCTCGGCAACCTCGGCGAGCAATTGCAGACGCTCGCTCATCTTGGGGGGCGGTTTGCTGTGGGGGCAGCCATCGGTGACTCCTTATTGGGGCCGATCACCAGCGGTAAGTATGGCGAGCGTTGGCGTCTCGTCGCAAGTCTAATTTGCGGTATCCGCAAACTGGGCTAGCGCGGTTGCGGGGGGATGTCGGCCAACGCCTCGGCCAGTTGCTTGACCAGCCGGATCGCCAATTCGAAATCGCCGCGGCGCAAATACTCGGCCAAACAGTGGGCCTGGCGCTCCATGGCTGCCACGGTTTGGGCAAGATCGGTGAGCGAACAATCAGCCATCCCGTTCTCCCCCAATTTGGTTTTTTGAGGAAACCCGCCGCTTTCCGGGGAAACCCGGTTACGCTCTAAGCAAACAGGATGCGCACTGGCCGGCACCGGCTCAAGCAGAAATTTGCCGGGCCGGGTCTTGCCGACGCGCCGCCTGGATTTCCCTTAGCCGGCAATTTTAGAGGCAGCTAAGGGCAAATAATTCTGCGACCCCGCCTATTGGATCACATCGTAAGGCGGGCATTGGTTGTCCTCTGGGCCGGTCGCCTCGGGGTGGGCATATTGGGCGTGCAGGATCTTGTCCAATGCCGCGCCGGCCGCCGGGTTGAGATTGCGGAAGCAGCCAATAAACGGTTTGAAGAACCCGGCGGCGCGGGTCTTTGGGCTAGCTTGGTGGACGCGCAAAGCGGCATCAATGGTCCGCCAGATGGTCATCGCCGCCCACGCCTCGGCAAAGCTGTATTTCACATTCTCCACCGGCCAAATATCGACGCCGTGATGCCGGATCGGTCCCTGATGCGAGGCCCGGCAAGTCGGGTCCGGGCGCGGTGTTGCCGCCGCTTCGGCATTGGCAGCGATCCTGTCCATCATCGTCGCCGACAGCGGCAACATCACCGTCGCGGCGCTGGTCGGGGCGGCCTGCTGCTGCGGCACCTGGCGCGAGTACCAGCGTGTCACATCCGCCGGCTTGCCCGCCTCGCGCCAGGCGGCGATCACCGGGGCGATCTTGGTCGGCCAATCGGCGATCACCTTCAACAGCGCCTCGCCCTCGGCCAGCCCGATCGTGTAGGCGGGTTCGCCCAAGGCCTTTGGCGCTTCACGCCATAAGGTGTTGAGGTCCAAACGCTGATCGCTGTTGGCAGGGGTCGGCAGATCCGGCGTCGACCGCAGGAACTCGGCCAGGGTTGCCGCCTGCGGTTTGCGCAGTTTATTGCACAGACGCTGCGTCGTCCGGGTATTGCGGCCAAAGTGATCGTAAATAACCCGACCGATCTTCTCGCCGAACTTCTTGACTAAATCCGGCAAACGCTCGGTTTCAGGCTTGGTTGTGGGCGGGTTATTGTGACCTTGGCCCGCTGTTTCTTGCGTTTTGCTGTTCCCTACGTAGGGAACAGCCAGATCATCATTATAGCGTCCCTGGTTGTCTTCCCAGATGTACCGCAACGACCAGCTGTTGCTCTCCTCCAACACTTGCCGGGCCAGCGCAAGATCTTGGCCAAGATTGATCGCGGCAGCGCGCTCGTTCTTGTTGAGGCGCTTCTCGCCAAGATCGTTGCGGGCGAGCCAGTCGCTGAAATCGATGTTAGCACCCACCGGGAACTTCCGGCGGGCCCGCACCAGCAGTTTGATTAACTCCAGTTTGATGTCGATCCACTCAGCGCGCACTTCGCTGTCGCGATCGAGGGTAAGGCGCAGCGCCTTGGCCAGTTCGGGCAAGGTGTCGGGATCGGGCAAAGCGTTTGCCAGAACGATGACGTTATTTTCCATGATGAAATGTCCGAAACCGAGAGGGGGAAAACGGACCGGGCGGCCATTGGGGGCGCCGCCCGGTCCGAGTTACAAGCCGGAGTTACTCAGCCGCGAGGCCGACCGACTGGTTCTGCCGCACAGTCGGCAGCCCCTCTTTCTTCTGGTTCCATTCGAGCTTGTTCGAGCCCTGCTTCAACTGGAACATATTCGCGGTCTTGACCGTCAAGGCGACACGCGCCTCCGGCCGCAACCGCTCTTTGGCGCTGTCGGCGTGGTTGGCCTTTGACAACAGCGTTTCCAGTACCAGGATCGGACACTTCTCATAAGGTGCGATGCCCTGCTGCACCAAGGCGAGAAAGCCGGCGGTCTGGGTATAATCCCAACCGTCGAACATGCAGATTGCCGCCACCTGCGCCGCCTCGTTCTTTTGCAGGCAAGGGCCGGTGACGCTCTTTACCGATTTCTCGCCGATGTCCAAGGCGTCGGCGAGAACCTGCTTGTTGGCGACGGCAAAACGCTGGATTTCCAGCCCCGACAGACTGGGCTTAACCCCATGCTGGCGTTCGTGGACGTAGGAGGCGAGCTTGGCGGCGATCGGGCCGATATCCTCGCCCCGGTCCATGCCACGCATCCGCAACGCCTGCCCCGGCGTGCGGGTCGCAGTCTGATCGACGACATCGAGGATGTCGTCCATCGGTACATCCGCCGTTACCAGCATCTCGATCGCATGGCCCGAGAGGGCCCCGGCGATCAAGCGGTGCTGGGCATCGCCGAGATGACCGTCGCTGGTGACAGCGGCCCCCTGATGATGCGAGCCACGCCAGTCGCCACGGGTGATCGCTGCCTCAAGGTTCTCCACCTTGGCAAGAGAAACCTTGCGGTTAAGCGGATTGTGATACAGGACGATGATCGCGCAAGCCGATGGGGTAAGCTTCATCCGCCGCGAGCCTGCGCCCTTGCGGATAAAATCGGCGACGATGGCGTGATCTTCGTTGGTCGCACAGGCCGCGATCTTTTGCAGCCGGTGCTTTAGTTCCTGCATCTTTTTGCTGGGAGCGTCCAAATTGTCCTGAACGGACGCGGACGCAGTGGTTTCGTCAACCATAGTACTTCTCCCTGGCCAGTTGCTTCGATTGCCTTCTGGAGGCGGGAAGCGGTGGCCGATTTGTCCGACGTGATTGCCGGTGAGGTAAGGTTAGGCCCGCCCGCAAAAAGTCGTCAATAAGAATTTTCCGACCCTCCCGCCGCGCCGGCCGCGCCTTGCCGACGCTTCCCGGTTGCGCTCTAAGCAAATAAGGATGAGCGCCGGCCGGGGCTGGCTCAAGCGGAAATTTTGCCGGCAGCGGTTTTGCGTGAGCGGCGCCTTGCCGTCGGGGCTGGCAATTTTGAGGCAAACCGGGCAAACAACCTTGCCAGCTCTTCAGCGTCCTTGACCGCGCTTTCCGAGATGGCGCCGGCTTCCGCCAAGCGGTCCTCGAGGGTCTGCAATCGGGGGATGAAGCTCTTTTTCAAATCGGCGATCTCGAATTGCAGCCGGGTGATCAAACGGTGCATTTCGGCGATCCCGGCGATGCCGCCGCCGCGCACGATCTCGGCGACGACCGGGGGCGCGAAGGGTTGCGGCAGCTGCGGCGGCAACTCGAACAGATCCTCGACCTCACAAGCGTAAACCCGCGCCAGCGCCGTCAGGACATCGCCGGTCCAGGCGTGGGTGCCCGATTCCAGCTTTGACAAGCGGCTCGACCGCCATTCCAGCAGCCCTTCGACCTGGCCTTGGGTCATGCCGCGGTAGGCCCGCCATTCCCGGAAAAGCACCGGCCGATCCGACGCGGCGTCGATAAAGCGCTTGGGCATCCGTCCCCTGATTTCGTGGCCTTTGCCGGTGGGGTCATGTTTTGCTTATTCGGCAAACGAGGGCAAGTGAATTTTACCAAGCCGTAAGGAAGCTGTAAGGACACCGCGGCACTGAGTGAAATTAACTTGCGTAACCGGCAAACGTCACACTCCCTGGCAGGCAAATTTGCCGCATCTGGCGCTTGACGCACGGGCAAGCCGGGGCCAACCATAGGCCATGCCCGAGCCCGCCGCCTTGCCCCACGGCCTGCCGCCCCACCCGCTCCGACAGTATCGCGACCGGCATAATCTGCGCCTGTCTGACCTCGCCGCCCGCGTCGGCATGAGCGCCGCCGGGCTCTCGCGGATCGAAGGCGGCGCCACTGAACTGCCCGGCTGCCTCGCCATCATGGCGTTCGCCGCCGCCACCAAATATGAGGTCGGCGAACTCGACATCTTCCGCTGGCACTTCGAATTCGCCACCGGCCGTGAGCCGGTCGCCGGCACCAAGCCGATGCGCGGCGCCAGAGCCGCCGCCGCACCGCCGCCGCCTCCCCCTCAGAAAGCGGCTTCCCCCCCAGCCTGATCCCCCGCGACCCCTCGCCCAAGGCAGCCCCCAATGGCCGAACCGCTCTCCGCCGCCCGCCCCAGCAATATTAGCCAAGCCACCGTCATCGAATTCATGATGCGCTACGACGAGGCGGAGGCGGCCGTCTCGGAGGCAGCCTCGGTCAAATCGGCCGCCATCTCGGTGCGCAAGCGGCTGCGCAAGGAGATCGAAACCGCCGGCATCACGCTGGAAGTGTTCGATATAGTCCGCGCCGATCTGCAAAAGCCGCAAGACCAACGAGAGCGCGAGGCGCGTGAACGCGCCCAACTGATGGACTTCATGGCCAAGCCGGCGGGGTTCCAGCCTGCGTTCGACATGCAGACCGAGGATCCGGGGTTGCGGAAGCTCAACACCGCCGAACTAAAGACGATCGACAGCGCCGGCTACGCTGCGGGGCGCGCCGGCCACAACCGCCGCGACAACCCGCACACCCCCGGCGAGGAGGCCTTCCAGCTCTGGGACACCGCCTATGTGCGGGCCCAAACCGAGATGGCCAGGGCGTTGGGCCCCGAGGGCGAGGGCAACGGCGCTGCCGACCCGGCACCACGCCGCGGCCGTGGGCGGCCACGCAAGGCGCCCGAGTCGGTTGAGGAGGCCGGCGGCGAGGCGTTGCATTAATGGCCGACGGCAAGGTCATCCCGCTCGAGGGCTATTACGGCCGCCAGGGTGCGGTGCACCTCGATGGCACGCCGATCTTTGCCACCGAGGAAGACCGCCGCCATGAGGCCGAGGTCGCGGCATTGATTGCCTCGCATTGGGCGTGCTCGATCAGGCTGTTCGGCGCCCTCTCGGCGGTCGATTGGTACGCGGAGCGCCACGGCAGATTGATCGGCGTGCTCGAATTAAAGAGCCGCAGCCACGCCCTCGATCGTTACCCGACGGTCTTTCTTAACGTGCGCAAGTGGCTCGCCCTGACCCTGGCTCGGGTCGGGCTCGGGGTGCCGGCGCTGTTTGTCGTGCGCTTTACCGACCAGCTCCGCTGGGTGCCCCTGTCGGCGATTGACCCCAACCAGGTTCGCATCGCCGGCTGCAACAGGCTGGTCAAAAGCCACAGCGATATCGAGCCGGTCATCGAAGTGCCGGTCGCGGACTTGCGGTCGATCGACCGTCTCTACCCGGTCGGGACTGCGTGATGATCCTGGCCTTAGACCAAGCAACTCGCACTGGTTTTTGTTTCGGGGCGCCGGGCGACAATCCCTCCTGGGGCATTAAAGATTTCGGCGGGCGCGGCCGCACCAACGGCGAGATCGTCTCAGGGTTTCGGCAGTGGCTGTGGGGAGTGTGCCGGGCCATCAATCCAACCTTGGTCGTCTTTGAAGCGCCCTACGTGCCACGCATGGCGAGCGCGGTCGTGCTGCGCCGCCTATTGGCCCTGGCCGGCACCATCGAGGCCGTCACCTACGAATTAAAGCTGCAGTGCCGCGAGGCCTCGGCGATGGAAATCTCGCGGTTCTTCTTGGGCCGCTACAGACCGCTCGGACGCGCCGGCAAAAAGGCCGCCACCATTGAAACCTGCGCGCAATACGGGTTTGAGGTCGACGACGACAATATCGCTGATGCGATCAGTCTGTGGCTGTACGCCGAGGCGACGATCGCGCCCGACATTGCCGGGCTGCGGGGGATTGGTCCCCTCATGATCGGTAAACCCGCAGCCAAAAATGTGAACACCCCGGAGGTCGCAACTCCGGGGCGTTCGGTAGGTTTGGCCTTTAGTCCGGAAAATCAAAATGCCAACGACTCATTTAATAAACGATCAACCGTTACGCAAGAAAAAATCCGCAGGCAAGTCGCGCCCGGATAAATGGCAGCATATTTCACAGCCGATCGGGCGGCTCTTAAAACGCCTCGCCGCTAATAATTTTCCCCGCCGGCCGGGGGCGAAGCCATGAGCCGCCCGGTTCCCACCCCCAAGCGCGTCGTCCCGCCGGCCTGCCACACCGCCGCCCGCCAGCTGCTGCTGCGGCTGGGTGACCCCGAGCCGGCCCCCAACCTCTACGCCGAAGTGTTCGAGGCGATCATCGAGGAACTCGACGAGCCCGACTGGGCAATGCTCGACGCCGGCACCGCCGAACTGGACCGAGCCCTAGCCGACAGCAGCAACCGCTACAAAAAAGACCTAGCCCGCGACGTCTGGCGGGCGATGCTGGCGCGGGTGCCGCAATGACCCGCATCGCCCCAAACACCCTAGGCCACGAGGCGGTGCGCCGGATCGCGATGGGGCTGGAGCATGGCTCCGAAATGGCGACGCTCGTTGTGGCGGGGGACGTTGTCAGCGGCCTGCTCGCGCTCTTGCAAGACCCCGACGCGGAGATGCTCGAAGCCGGCATCGCCGAGTTTCAACATGCGCTGCCGCCCGGCTGCGACAAGCGCTACAAGCGCGACCTGGCTCGCTGCGTGTGGCGCGCGATGCTGTCGCGGGTCGCGACATGAGCCAGCGCCACCGCAGCTATTGCGAGGCCGACCTGGCGTTCTTTGCCCAGTACGCCAACGAGCGCCTCTTCGCCAAGCCGGATTATTGCACCAGCGGTGACAAGTGCTGGGTGCTGCACGGGCCACCGTGCTTCAGCAGCGACGGCGTGTGCCGGGAGTGCTGCGCCATGCCCAAGATCCTGTGGATTGACGCCAAGGGGCGCGGCCGATTCCCCAAGCAGCGGAAGCTGCGCCAATGATCGCGGACTCCGACATCGCCACAGCCCGCACCCGCTTCGATGTCATTGCCGCGGATGTCGGCCTCAAACGCGTCGGCCGCGAACTCACCGGGCTGTGCCCTTTTCATAAGGAAAAGTCGCCCAGCTTCACGGTGCGGCCGGACCTCGGCTTCTTTCATTGTTTCGGCTGCGGGGCGCACGGCACTGCGATCGACTACGTCATGCAGCGGCGGCATGTCGATTTTTTGGAGGCGGTCCGGGCCATCCTCGGCACGACCCCGCGCGCCCCTCAAGTGTTAACGAAAAAAGTTACGCGGTCCCCCGAAGAGCGACCCGACGACGTCGCCGCCGCCCGCGCCATCTGGGCCGCCGCGTCAGCCGAGCACCGGCCGCATGTCGAGCTTTATTTTCGCTCGCGCTATTTACGCCGGGCAGTGCCGCCTACGATTCGGCAGCACCCAGGCCTCTTCTGTACCGAGCGGCGCCGCGAGATCCCGGCCCTGGTTGCTGCATTTAAGGACAGCGCCGGGATCGTCTCCGCCATCCAGCGCATCTGGCTCGAGGACCGCTACGACCCGACCAATACCAAGGGGTCGCGGGTCGACGGCGCGGCAAAAAAAACCAGAGGGGAGATGCGCGATGGTTGCGTCCGGCTCGGGCCGGCGGGCCCCTATATGGGCCTCGCCGAGGGCGTCGAGACGGCGCTATGCGCGATGCAGATTTACCGCATCCCGGTGTGGGCGACGTGCGGCAGCAGCCGCCTGCCGACGGTGTGGGTACCCGAGGGTGTCCAGGGTCTGACGATATTTGCCGACCGCGGCTCCGCTGGGGAGGAGTGGGCCGAGAAAGCGGCCGCTATACACGGCCGCCGGCGACCCACCCGGATTAAATTCCCCGCCGGCGACCACGGCGATTTCGCCGACGAATTACGCGCCTTGGCGCTGTCGCGGCGCGGGGAGCACTACTGATGCGGCGGCTCACCGTCACCTTGGACGACCGGCGCCGCCTCGAGGTGGCCTACGCGGAACCGAGCGGCCGCGTCTACGAAATCAAATGGTATTTATTCGGCGGGGATTTCGGCCTGTCCGATGCCGATTGCCGCAGGATCGAGGCCGCCTGCCTGCATGACCTGGTCGAGCGCCGCGGCGAGTGGCAACTCGCCCTCAAGCTGCGCCAAATCCGGCGGGAGCAGTCGGCATGAAGGGCGACGTCACTCCGCTATACCCGCAACGCGGCTTCACCAGCGCCGAGCCGGAACCGATCCAGGTATTTTATCCAGCGACGATCGACGGCCCGCCGCCGGCGCCCAGGTGGACCGTGGATGGGCTCCTGTTGCCCGGCACCGTCTGCCTGCTGACTGGCATACCCGGCATCGGCAAGTCGCTCCTGCTGCAACAATTGATGACCGCGATCGCGCTCGGCCAGCCTTGGCTCGGTAAGGCCGTCGTCCAGGCGCGTTGCCACGCGTTGTTCTGCGAGGACTCGCGCCACCAATTAATCCGCCGCCAGATCCAGCTCTGCGAGCACTACGAGGTCCACCCCTCCAGCCTCGAACTGGAGTTCACCTGGCAGGACCGCGAGGCCAGCGACAGCACCTTGTGGGAGGTCGATAACCGCACCGAGATCGGCGCCCCCACACCCTTCTGGTATCAATTATGGGAATTAGTGCGCGACGACGAAATTCGCGTCCTCGGCATCGACACGGCGGCGGTCACCTTCGCCGGCAACGAGAATTTTAGGAACCACGTCACCCCGTACATGCGCGCCCTGACGGCGCAGGCGGTGATGAATAATTGCATCGTCATCTTGAACGCGCACCCGTCGCGCGGGAACACCAACAGTTATTCCGGGTCGAGTGCTTGGCTCGCGTCCTGCCGGATGGGTGTCTCGCTCGGCAGACCAAAAAATTACGACGAGGAAACCGGCCAGCCCGCTTTCGAACGCGTCCTGCGCGGCTTGAAGTCGAATTATTCGCCGGCCATCCAGAACGAGCGTCTGCGCTACGACCACGGCGCCTTTATCGTCGACGATGACGCTGCGAGTGCTCCCAAAAAGCGTGGGCCGTTGACGCATATCGAGCGCACCGACCTCGAGTACCGCCTGCTGCAAGGGCTGCGCAACGTGCGCGCCAATGGTGCCAATGTGCCGGCGGATGAAATGCTCACCGCCTCAATGCCGAACCGGGCCCGGCGCAGCGCCGACCCGATGCTCAACAAAATTGCGCTCAACGACCTCTATGCCGCCCAGGCCGAATTAATCGCCGGCGGCCGGGTCGTGCGGGTGTCGGTCGGCGGCAAGTGCATGCTGCGGCCGGCCAAGGAATTTTATTATGAGGGCGAGCAGCCGTGGCTCGACCTGATGCAACCGAAAACGGGCGAGGTGAAATAGAGCGACCCGTGCCGCCCACGGTGCCAGCAAGGCACCGACGCGTCACGGCCACATAGCGCAGAGCATATCCCGACCCGGCCGGTAGTAGGGGACGACACCGCGAAACCGCCCGGAAAATAGTCCAAGCCACCGCGGCCCCACTGGCTTCGCCAGTCGCTCGCGGAACAGGCGGAGCGGGTGAACAGTCCCGCCGGGGTCCGATCAATGTTGCCAGCGACTTAGCGGTTGGCGGCATGGTCGGTCGTGCGCGAGGGCGGAGCGCACTCTACCAGGGCGAGGCCGGCGAAGTCCGGCAACGAGTACTTTCTTGCAGCCGCCTGTAGCCTCCAAGGTCAGGGCTTCGGCACTGTGGGCGGGCGGGCCGTCAAGCCCGCCGCACCGCCATGGCAGCGTCAGGAGGGACAGTGCGATGCTTTCGGGGCCATGACGGTTGTGAGAACGCTGCCTGCACCGGCGGTAATGCAGTCCCACCGTTGCAGGACTGTGTATACGCGCGCGCGATGGCGAGGAGTCTGTCTGGACGGGGCAAAAAAATTTGCCGCCCCAGGCAACTCCGTTTGCGGCTAACGCAAACCGCGCGGTAGGATGCAACCCGCGGCGGCTAGGGTCTGCAGCCCGACAAGCCCGTCACCACCGGGCCTGCCGCCGCGCCTAGCTTGGAGGCTCGATTATGTTTATGCCAGCGCTGCTGACCCGCCAACAACTCGACCAGGCCGGCTGCGGCACCGCGAATTGCGGCCACGACCACTCCGTCCTCCACCTGAATGCCGGCTGCCATAGCGCACGGGGGCTTGAGGTGCGCTATGTCAAGGCCACGGGCGCCATCGAGGTGGTTTGCTACGTCTGCGAGAAGCCGATCGCCACCATAAAGGTGGCCCCCTGATGCCGTCCCAAATCACCGAACTGTGGGCCTGGGTCTGGGTCGACCCCGACGGCCGCGAGCACATCGTCGGTTTCGACCACCCAGTGCATGGCAGCCAGCCGCTACTCTTTACCGACCGACACGGGGCTGAAAGCTACCGACGGACGGCGCAACGGTGGGCGGATATGAGAAATGCACTGGTCAAGCTGGTGCGGTTTTCTCCCGCTGAAACCATGGCGACGCTTACGAGCACGGCGGAGCAGGTCCATTGACCGGGCTCTTCCCCGCCACCCTCGACGATCAGATCGCCTGCGTCGATCGCGAAATCCGCATGCGCCGGCGGGTCTACCCGCGGCAAGTGAGCGCCGGGCGGATGTCGCAGCAGACCGCCGATCGCGAGATCGCGCTGATGTCGGCGGTGCTGGAGACGCTGCTGTCGCTGGCGCCGCGGGGCAGCGCTGCATGAACGGCCGCACCTACGTCATTAGCGCCGATGGCCGGTCGATCACCTGTCGCCGCTGCGGCATGACCAGCCACCATGGCGAAGACGTGCGCCAGAGGTATTGCCCACGCTGCCATATTTTCCATGAGTTCATGGCGATGGGCGAAGATCTTAATTCGGTGCGGGAATTCGATTGCGCCGAATGCGGCCGCCACATCATCGTCATCGCCGGGCCGATGATGACGGTCTGCGCGATGTGCCAGACGATGCCGGGCTGGTGGCACGATCCCGAGGCCGCCCGCCTCCTCGATCCCAACCACATCCGCAACCCAAAGCCGACGCAATGACCTACGGCACCGAGCCCCATTATTGGCTTTATGAGAACGACGGGCGGTGGAACGTTGGCGCGCCGCCTAAAAGCCTAAGCGCCAACCTTAATTCGGAGCTAGAACCCGATGAGTGACCTGAAAGAGCAAGTAACCAAGATGATCGAGAAGGCCGCCTCTGCCGAAAAATCAGAGGATGCCCTGAGATTTTCCCAAGCAGCCCTGAACGCGGCGAACACAAAGCACGCGCTAGAACCGTTTGTGCCGCCAAAAGACTAGCCGACTCCGGTGACCTACGGCACCGAACCTCGATATTGGCTTTATGAGACGACCGGCGTGCTGCGGCCGGCGGTCGAGGCTTACCTCGCCGGCAGCATGTCACCGGAACAGATCGCGGCGATGCGCGCCTACCTGCGACAATGGATCGAGGCCCCGGTGTGGGATCTGAACCCCCACGCTTCGCCGGATGAGCGCGCTTGGCTGACCAATTTACGGCGGCGGGTCGACTATTTGACATCGTTCGCGGCGATACAGGCATGGATCGACGAGGCGACCGACGCCGGCATGGACCCGCTGTAAACGGAGGCCGCTATGGCATCAGCAAAGATGACGCGGGTCGCGCACAGCCCGCCGATCGATTTTTCGACCTGGGCGCTGCCGGTAAAGGAAGCGCTGCGCGACATCGTCGAAGGAATGGCCGACACTGCGCTGGCCGAGGTGGTGCAGATTGCCACCGAACACCACCTTCACGCGTGGTTGCCGCACGAGTGGGACTACCATGACGGAATCCGCGGCAAGGCGCCCGCTGACCCGCTGACGATTTATGTCCGATTGCCGCTGGGTAAGGACGAGGACGAGGAACCGGCCTGGAGCTTTTCATTGGTCGAGCTTATTGACCAGACGATCGATCTCAGCACCGGTTCCGATGATAAAATCCACATCGACCGCGAGGACAACCATTGCGTTGTCCGCATCCGCAATGCGCTCGCGGATTTAGTTCGAAAATTAGACGAGGCCTGTGTCCCGTGAACGACGTCCGCCTCGCCCAGGTCGCCGACCTCATGGATAATTTGCGCCCCCACCCCGGCAAGACCTGCGGCAGCTGCACCGCCTGCTGCACGTCTGTGCCGGTGAAAGAGATCGGGCTGAAGGCCTGGACGCGTTGCCCGCACCTACACGCCCTACCATCGGTCCATATCGGCTGTTCGATTTATTCCCGGCGGCCCACCTCGTGTCGGGTGTGGAGTTGCGGTTGGCTGGTCGCCAACTGGGAGGCTGATCTCAAGCCCGACCGCTGCGGTGTTATCGTCGACCCGATGGAGGATCTGGTCTGGGTCAACGGCAAGGAACTGTCAGTGACGCGGCTGTGGGTATTGCCCGGTCACGAGGAGGATTTTAACCGCCAGCCGGTGCTGGCGTTGGTGCTCGCTATTATCGATGGCGGCATGGGCGTGATCTGGGATATGGCGCCCGACAAAAGCGGGCAGGCCTTGTCGCGGCTACTGCTGCGGCAGGATGGCGAACTGCAGATGGGCCCGCCGACCCCGCCGACCCCAGAAAACCAGATGAGGATGAATTTCGCCGAACGCTACTGGCGCTCGCGGAACCGGCCGTCATGAGCCGCGGGACCTACGTGAGCCTGCTGCAGTACCTGCAGGATGAAGGCCTCGATCCCTGGGACTCGGCCGGGGTGTTGGTCAGTTCGTTTTGCGGCATGCTGCTTTTGCTCGACCAAGAGCAGCGAGGCCTGGCGGTCAGCAATCTGATTGCGATGCTGAGCGAAGTCGGGATCGATATTGATCAGCACGGGAGGACGATTGTCGGGCCAACGCCGACAGTCGACGAGGTCCGCCGCGGTCGGGCGAAGCACTGATGAGCAAAGGCGAAGCCCGGCTACTCAACCCGCCCCGCCACCTGGGCAAGCTGTCGTGGGGCTTTTGTCGCGCTCGCAGCTGGTGGGTCAAATACCGCCGGCTGCAGATCACCATTATGATCTGGCCATGAAACGCAGCCGCCGCCCTCATACCGGTGGCCGCCCCGGCGGGGCAGTCCCGCACGGGACACCCAGCATCGCCGCCGCGTGGCGGTCCTACGATCGGATGGAGCTGCCGCCCGATGCGCCGGAAATCCAACGTCGCGAGACGCGGCTGGCGTTCTACGGCGGGGCCACTACCATCTTCAACGTCATAACCCAGGGTGTCTCTGAAGGAGATGAGCCCACCGCTGCCGACATGGCGATGATGGCCGCGATCCAGCGGGAGATCGACGAGTTCAGCAAGACCTTCGACGATGAGGTCGAAAAACGCCGGCCCGGTTCGGTTGTGGCGGCAGCGGCGCAAATGGCTGAGCGCGAACGGGCGGCGGTGGCGAACGAGCCAGAGGACGCCGAGGAGGAATTGCTCCGCAAGATGGTGGCGGCAGAAGCCGCCCTCGACGAGATGTTCAACGACCAGATCGGTGGCCCTGGTCGCAAGTACGCCTTGGTCCTGCTGGTGACGGAATTCCTCGCCGAGGGGCGCTGCCGGTACATCAGCAACGGACCTGATCGCGAAGACATTGTCGTCCTGTTTAAGGAGATGATCGCGCGGTTCCAGGGGCAACCGGAAATGTCGGGGCGAGCATGATGGAAGGCCGCGTGATCGTCCTCGTCCCCGGCGAACCCCCGCAAGAGCTGCCGGCGACGGGTTTTATCAAAGCACGGTGCAATTGTGGCGCGCCCGTCCACCGCATGATCACGCTGTTGAGCGAGCGTTGGCGGGTGGTCCTCACCTATAAGGGGCCCGGACCGAAGGATGGGCGACGCCTCAAAGAGGAATTGCAGGCGCCGTGTCAGATCGCGATAGCTTATGGCGACGAGGAGTTTATCGCCACTGCAGGAGAGGGCCGGTGAACCGGACGGAAACCCGCGACGGCATCGAGGCGATGCTCTTCGCCGAGTCCGACAATCCAAAGCACGCCAGCGTGGCCGTCCGCGCCGTTGGGTTCAACGATTGCTCGCACGCGGTCATCCGGTTGTTCTACCGGCTGACGCTCCAGCCGGTGCGGCTCCCGGTCATCACCACCAGGGATGCTCTGACCCCTGACGAGATCAGGCGATTGCGTGAGCAATGGAACGCGCAGTCAGTGGGACCGGAACAGGCTGCTTCGGCAAGCCCCACCGTCCTGACGCTATCGATGGTCGACGTCGTGCCGATAGTCGAGAACGCCTTCTCGGTGACGACCTTTATGGTGGCGTTGGCCGATGTCGCCTTTGTCCGTGTCGAGCCGGTTCGGTCCTGCGGCCCGAGCGATTTCTTTCGGGAGGTCTGATGGCAGCGGTTTGGTTTGTGATGCAGCGGCATCACGGCGACGAATTCCCGGCGCTGTATTTCGATTTCCTGCCCGAACGGCTGACGCGGAAATTGCCGGTCGACGACAAGAAGAAGCCGATCGAACAGCCGGCGCTCGCCTATACCCTACGGCTCGACCGCATGCCCGAGGGCAACGAATGGCACACCAGGCATCTGGATCAGCTGCTGGCGCTCTACCAGCGCCACAAGGCCGCCGGCACATTGCCGCCGCCCAACCTGGCCGACCCGCCGCGGAAGCAAGAGCAGGGCACCCTGCGCGGCGTGTCCTTCTATGCCAAGAAGCCGCCGGGCTATGACCAGCCGCCGGCCGCTTGGCCGGTGCCCGGCACCCTGCAGCTGCGGCCGACGGCCGGGGCGTTTATCCCGGCCGACGTCACCACTACAGAGGGTGACGGGTCACCACTACAAGAGGTCACTTCTTAATCAAGGCCTGCAGCTCTGGCGGCAGTGGCTGCTTTGGCTGGTTGGCGCGTCGTTGGGACTCCCGCACGAGGTCGCACGGGACTTTTGATAGCGACGCCGTCAGGTCGATTAGCTCTTGCCCCGAGTAACCCTGGGTCCGCAAGGTCTGCATCATATTGCGGACTTCGTATTCCTTAGGTTGGCACTCCTGCGGCGGACTTGGCGCAGGCGTCTGAAGCAATCCTCCCTGTTGGTTGCCCAATATCAGCGCGACCAAAACCAAGCCGCCGAGGAAAAGCAATTTCTTCATCAAAGGTTCTCCTGTTTCACACCGCTACAAGGGGCTGTCACCACTACACCAGCCGCAGCGGCCGCAACCGCGCAAAGGCCGCGGCCAGGTCGGGGACGTCATAGCCGTGCGCGTCCATGTGCGTCGGCTGGTCCGGGTCGTCGAAGTCGCCGCGGTCGTCGAGGTTCCACTCCCGCATGCACTCCGCGGCGAGCGCTTCGGGGTCGTCGCTGTCGCTGATCCTGCGCTGGTCATTACCAGCGAGCCACTCGCGGGCGATCGCGTCTAGCATCGCCGGCAGGGTGGGGTGCTCGACCCCCATAAACTCGAACATGTCTCGTGCTCCTATTTCGACGGCCGGGTGGCCGCCACCACTACACGGGGGTGACGCCACTACAGGGGACCATGTCGACGCAGTGGAGGTGGCCGTCGTCGTCGCGGTAGGTGCGGCCAACGAAACGATCGTAGCCGATCGCCCGATTGAGGTTCGCGACCAGGGCGGCTAGCGGCTCTTCGCGCCGGCCGTAATGCGCAACGACGTCGCCCCCGGTCACCGGGTCGCTGATCGTGTAGCGGTAGCAGTAGGGAATTTTCTTCATCTTCATGCCTCCCGCCGGGTTAACAAGTCCGGCGCCCGCGCCAAGGCCGCGACAACCGCCCGCAGTTCCTTGATTTCCCGGAGCATTTCGAGGCTAGCCGGGACATAGTTGGGAACCTGGTTGTGGCTGTTTACCATCCGATTAACCGCGCCGAAGGTCATCCCGAGGCGCCGCGCCAGGTCCGACTGATTCATGTCGAGCGCTTTTAATTCCGCCCGCAATTCGTCGCCGGTCATTTTGCTTTTCATGTTCTCCGCTCCAAAGATGCGTTGTGGTTATCAATATCGGGCGTATGC